CCCGCTGCCAGACATTGCAGCGCAAACACATTACAGCCGGACGGCAATAGGCTACCGGCTGAAAGGCATTGAAAAAATGCTGAATGTGTGATATAATATAACACGAGTTAAGTGTCTTTAGAATTATATCCTTATTACTGGAGACTAGTTCTATATGACGCAGTCTGCAGCGTAATCTTGATGGGTTCCAGCCATCACGGTTACGCTGTTTTCTTTTTGCGCGGATTATAGTATAATAATCTTAATTGGGTGCGATTTCTTACGAAACGCGTTGAAGCGGCATGCTTTCGGGTCTGCCGCTTTTCTTTTTGCACGATTTGTGGTATAATAATTTCAACAAATCCACCCGGCCTCTCGAAGAAGCGCATTAGGGCGGATATCTGAACCCGTTAAGCCTCTCAACGATGCGTATCATGGCGGGTCTTTTTCGTTGATACAGTCTCCCACCCGCCTACTTATAGTGCGTACCATGCGGGAGACGCAATTTTGCCACTTCGGTGGCAGGGCGATTACTCGCTCACTTATAATCCATCAGCTTTAGGCTGGTGGATTTTGTTTTATTCGCACTATTTTTGTCGAAAGCATTGCCATATATTGGACGATGTGATATTTTAGCATTGCACTCCAATGTGTGCATCCTTACAGTTAAGCGCTCATGCGGATTTTTCCGTGTGGGCGCTTTTCTTTTTGCTTAAGATAATCAAGCTTTAAGCAAGGTTTAACCAAGATTTTTTGTCCTTCGTTTGACGTTCGTTGTCTTTCGGCTTTTGCTGATGCAGTACACTGGGAGCATCAGGAGGGATGTATTATGAGCTATTATCCTACACCCGGAGCACCTTACGTTCCGCAGCAGCCTGTCAATCCTTACGGCGGCATGGGCACGGTAGGGCTTGTCACTCCCCTACCGAACACGCAGATGCAACAGACACAACCGCAGCGTCCGCAGCCGATGAATGGGCAACAGCCTGTTCAGCAGTCGGCACAGGACGGCGGTTGTCTACTTGGCAGACCTGTTTCCAGCAGAGAGGAGTTCCTGGCGATTCCATCTGATCTGTACGGAAGATGGACGTATTGCCCGGATTTGCGTAGTGGGGTCATCTACTGCAAACGTCTGAATCCAAACACTTGTGAATCTGACGTGTTAGAGTTTTACAGCCCGGAAACATGGCGGCAAATGCAAGCACAACAGGCACAGCAAACCGCTGCACCGACACAGCAGTATGTGCCTATTGAGCAGTACAACACCCTTGTACACCGGCTGGATGAACTGGAAAAGTGGCAGAAGAGCTTCTCTAAGCCCACTGCCGCAGCGAAGAAAGGAGAATAAGCGATGCCCTCTCCGTTTGATATGATTACTCACAGCCCCATCATGCAGCTTGCAAATCTGGCTCGTGCAGGGCAGAACCCGATGTGGCTTATCCAGCAGTTGGGTGGGCAGAGCGCACCCATCATGCAGGGGCTGAACCTGATTCAGGGCAAAAACGAAGCACAGCTCCGAACGATGGCGCAGAACCTCGCCAAAGAGCGTGGCATTGACCTGAACCAGCTGGCAAGCGTCCTGAATCTAACGCTGCCCCGGTAACGCATCCCTCTAAGCGAAACGCTTCTCAGTTTTGCGGACTTGACAAAAACCGCTTTTGTTTGGCTTCGCCCATCGCATACGGCGGTGGGATAGCATAACGCAAAACTGAAAGGAGTTTTTTATGGACGATTTTGCAACTGGCTATCTGGCTGGGCAGGACGGCGGCAATAACAACGGCGGATTCTTCGGCAACGAAGGTCTGTGGGCGGTTATCATCCTCGCCATCATCTTCGGCTGGGGCAACTACGGCAACGGGCGCAACGGCAACGACAACGGTATGGCGAGCTACATCCCCTATCTGGTGGGCACTGGTGCAACCGGTCAGGGCGGTGCAGACACCCGCGCGGCTCTGTCTGAGGGCTTCTACCAGCAGGATACCTCCCGCTCTCTGGCGGGCATCCAGAGCGGTATCTGCTCTCTGGGCTATGACCAGCTGGCGCAGATCAACGGCATCAACGCCAACATCGCGAATGGCTTTGCGGGCGTGAACAGTGCCATTTGTCAGCTTGGCTACCAGAATGCACAGCTGGTGAGCGGACTGGAACGCAGCGTGTCCAACGGTGACAACGCCATCAGCCTTGCCATCATGCAGGAGGGCAACGCACGACAGGCTGGTCAGACCGCACTTGCCACGCAGCTGGCATCTTGCTGCTGCGAGAACAAACAGTTGATCGGCGACCTGAAGTATACCATCGCAACGGAGGACTGCGCTACCCGTCAGGCTATCGCAGACAACGCCCGCGCCATCGTGGACAACTGCAACGCCAACTTCCGCAGCATGATGGACTACTTCACGCAGGACAAGATTGCCACTCTGACCGCTGAGAACCAGAGCCTGAAGTTTGCGGCTTCTCAGGATCGTCAGAATGCGCTTCTGACCACCGTGATGTCCCAGCAGACCGACACCATCCTGAACCGGGTCAATCCTCGTCCGATTCCCGCTTATCAGGTGGCAAACCCCAACGTGGGCGTGAACTGCTGCGGCTGCTGATAACCAACACACTCCCCGATAACACCGGGTGAACCATCGGGGCAGGGGTAAGACACCTCTGCCCCTGATTTTTTAGGAGGAAAACATTATGGCTTGCAAAACAAGCTGCAAACTCTGCCCCCATCTGGTCTTGAGCCAGTCGGTGACTTTCGCCAACGACACCCTGACCATCAACATCCCTGCTGGCGCATACCAGAATGGAGAGAAGTATTGCATCGTGGTTGCCCAGAGCATCCCGGACACGACCACCATCAACGCCCCTGTGGTTATTACCATCGGTGCTGGCACGACCGCATACCCTCTGACCGACTGCAACTGCTCTCAGGCAACCGCCGAGAGCATCCACACCCGCACCCGCTACGCTACCCGCGTTGCAACGTCTGTGACCGGCACAGGCACGTTCAAGTATCTTGGCTGCTTCTGCCGTTCCCACGCTGGTGCGCCCGCGTCCATTTCTTGAGGAGGTATAGATTATGGGCAAGACTAATTTTCGCCGCATGATGATGCTCCGTGAACACGACAAAAATCGTGAGCCGGAACGTGACCGCCTTGAGGAAGAGCGTGACCGCAGAGAGCGTGAGATGGAACGCCGTCTGCGCAAGCTGGAAGGTGACAGCGACCGCTACCCCTACTATCCGCAGGAGGAGAACCGCTACATCGACCCCTACCCTATCCTCCGCTACCCTGACGTAGAAAATGGGCGCAGAATGCCGCAAATTGGCTTCTCGCAGAACGGCGAATGGGATAAACAGTCTGGGCAGTATGAGCATGGCGGTGCGGACAGTCGTTCCATCAAGATGCCGCGCCAGCACCTCACCCACGATGAGGCAGAGGAATGGTGCGACAGCATGGTGAACGCTGACGGCACAAAGGGCTGTCACTGGACGTTGGAACAGACGCAGGACGTTGCGAAACAGCGCAATATCACCTGTGACCCGAACGATTTCTGGGCTGTCATGAACATGATGTACTCGGATTATTGTCAGGTCGCAAAGCGTCAGTCCGTTGACACTCCGGGCTTTTACGCTGACATGGCAAAGGCGTTCCTTGAGGACGCAGATGCCGCAGATGGTAAGGCGTATCTCTACTGGGATTGCATTGCTGATAAGTAAAACAGAACCCCTGTGTAGCCATTAGTGGTTGCACAGGGGCGTTTTGCGCTTATCGGATTGTCGCCATTCCTCTATCTTTCATATACTCGATAAAATCTTCTGCTGGCATTCTCTCTGAAAGTTCTTTCATTGTGAATTGGCGCTTTTCCTCAACCCAATGCTTCTTTTCTTCGATACCAGACAAATCGTGGACTGTATACCATTGTGTTTTTGGGCTATCAAGTCCATTTGAAAGGAATTGAACCTTAAACCAATCTGGACGTTTTCTCCGTTCAAACCAATTCAATTCGGAAAATTTTATCCATGCAATGTTTTTATAATTTCCTTCTTTTTGCCCTTTGCTCTTAAAATTATCTTTTATTTTCTTTAAGCCAAAATAGTTGGTTTCAACGCATTGGTTTGGCATATATCTTATACGCCAATCTTTATCCCGAAAGACCATCTTACCTTCGTATATGTCACCGCCTGTCCCATTGAGATACCAGTGCGATTCGTAGTGACCTAACACTTTTTGTCCCATGTGTTCCCTTTCTCCCCTGCGCGGTCGTTGGGCTACACAGGGGTTATTTTATTTTGTGTAGTACAATTCCATATCTGCCTTGTACGCGTCGAGTTGTCTTTTACTATCCACAAGCGTGTTAAAACTATATCCAGCCACAAAAGATACGGCGATGGACAAAATCAAGTGCGCTGCAACCCATTTACCGGCAAATATAAACGGAATCTGAACCGCTACGGCAAAGGCATCGAACAAAAGAATGCAAACTCCGTGTTTGACCATTTTCTGTAAACGGCTAATGATTCCTTCGTAAAATTCTTTCGACATCTTCATACGTCAATCCTCCAAGAAATCCTCTTGATTCAGAACTTGATTTGCAATTCGTTCTGTACATTCTTTGATAACCGTAGATGCTGGGACGTAATCTTCATAAGCTATGTTTTCATATTGCGCTCCTGCATATTCAAAGAATCTTTTAGAAAGTATTTCTGCGTCTGCACGGCGCAACGGCTTTAATTCGTATTGTAGCGGAAATCTTCTTATAAGTGCAGGGTCAAGCCTATCAAATCGGTTTGTTGTTCCAATAATAATGACATTGTTCGGCAATCTATCCATTTCCTGCATAATCGCAATAACCACACGGTTCATTTCCCCAACGTCATCTTTTTGCCCACGAGCCATTCCGACCGCATCTATTTCATCAAAACAAAGAACGCAAGGAGCAGTTCTCACATAATCAAAAATTCTTGCAAGGTTAGATTGTGTTTGCCCCAAGTGCGAATCAACTAGACTTGAAAATTGAATCCTCAAAAAAGGAAGTTTTGCTTTATGTGCGATATACCTAGCCAGCATGGTTTTTCCGCATCCGCTTTGCCCATAAAGCATCAATGCTGGCAAATAAGGAATGCCCATTTCGTTCAATTTTTCGGATGCTCGATAAATAGCAACGATTTTCTGCGTTATGCTTTTTTCTTCGTTCCTAAGAAGGAATCTTGCTTCTGGAAATTCTTCTGTATCCTCCGCGATTAAAAGATGCTGTAGGTTATATGGCAATTCAATAAATTCTCTTTTGCTTTCCAACTTGCGAAGCATATTTTCTTTGAACTGCTCATCTTTTTTGGATGATATAGAATCCAAAATGATTTTAACAGCTTTTTGCGCGTTTCGCATATCGCCATCGCAAACAAATCGAATAAGGCATCGCTCGCTATCATTCATCTAAGAAATCCTCCAATTCGATCTTCCCATCTGCCGCCGCAACCGCCAGTGCGTACACGAACTGTCCAATTGTCATTCCGTGCCGCCTTGCTTCACGGTTGATGTACTTACGCTCTTCCTCGCTCATAAGGATGGTAATGCGCTTTGAACGCTTGCCATCACCACTTGCAACGCCCTGATGCGATTCCGGCATCGGGATTTTTTTCTTTGTCAAACCAGCTTCTGCTAGTGCGCCGGGAACATCACCCTGTTCGATAAGACGTTGAACTTCCTTCGCCTGCTTCAGTTTCTTCGGCTTACTTTCGCTGACTACGGCATTGTTTGGCTGTGTTTCGCCGTCTTTGGCTTGCTTCGGCTTAATACTGCTTAACTGTGCTTCATTAGGCTGTGCATGGCTGTCTGCGGCTTCACTGGGCTTAATCTGTGTTTGTTCGGCTTCGTTCGGCTTCTCTTGGCTTACTTCTTCTTCCTTTGGCTCACTTCGGCTTAATGACTGTTCTGAAAAAATAGGCTGGAAATCAAACCCGCCAAGCAAGCCTGAGGATTTTTTGCTGGTTGACTTCATCAGCCTTCACCTCCGACAATATGCTGCGCCAGTGCCAAGAAATCCTCTGCGCTGGTGCTTTTTGCCGTGTCGCCGCTAAACAAACTGTGACGTTCTGCCTGTGCCTTACGAACGCCCATAGACGGTCTAATCTTCACATCCAGCAGGGTTGTTCCCATGCTCTGTGCAATCACAGGGAGCTGTTCCACAACCTCTTTGGACAGGTTTTCTCGGCTTTTGTACTGGTTCAGAAGCAGACCTTCAATCTTCAAAGTCGGATTGAAGTATCTGCGAACATCTCCGATGGTCTGCGAAAGCTGGCTCAAACCAGCCAGTGCGTAACGGTCTGCCGTGATGGGAACGATGATGCTGTTGGCGGCGATCAGTGCGTTCACAAGCGCAAGACCAAGCTGCGGTGGAGTGTCCAGCACAATGTAATCGTACTGACCAGACACGCTTTCAAGGGCTTCTCGCAACCGGAAATTCTTGCCCATGTCCCGCACAAGCTGCTCGTCAATGTCCTTCAATGCGTTATCAGACGGAAGAATGTCACCAGCTTCACAGTGCTGGATTCCTTCCTCGACCGTGCCTTGCCGAGTCATCACGTCAAACAGGGTGCATACGTCCTCTGTCTGTGCGCCGTAGGTGTCCGTTGCATTGCACTGGGCATCGCAGTCCACCAGCAGGACTTTCTTGCCAAGCAACTGCAACGCACCAGCCAGACAGGTGCTTGTTGTGGTCTTTCCTGTGCCGCCCTTCTGGTTGGCGACAGCTATGATTTTTGCCATTTTTATTCTCCCCACATTACAAAATAACCGTTGTACTTAAATTTTTTTGCTGCCTTACCGGCTTCAATTAGTGCCTTTCCTTCCTCAATTGCTTCGTCTGGTTCTACAGTGCCGTGTCCACGAGAACCGACCATTACATGAATTGGCGTATCAATTCCATCCCCAACTGTGAAAAACTCAACTCTGTTACAATCGAAGTCGTTTCGCAATTTCGCTATTTCTCTGTACAAAACGGAACTTTGAACTTTTTTCATTTTATCACTCTTTCTTTTTAGTAGAACGGATATGCTGCTTTTATCTCGTCTCCGACCCACAACACAGGCGTGACGTGCCATGCAATTACAGTTCCTTTGATTTCATTACTATCGGAATCAAACCATTTGCCGTTGATTGTATCGTACTCGCCGGTTATGAAACTTTTTTCTCCTGTTTTCTCATCTTTGATACGAAGTAAAAGCCCATGCGGCCATCCTTTTAGGCTTTTATCCGGCATAACATCTTTAGTCATGTACCACTTGTCTTTGTCAAAGCCTTTCGGAAACATCGGAATCATACTCTTTCTCCTTTCTGCATCATCTGCTCAATGTGCTACATCTGACTACTTCAAGAAGCTATCGTCAAACGTAGCATAATCATCAAGGTCTGCTTCTTTCAAAATTGAGTACATATAAGCGCCGGGGTCTTTTTCAATCCTATCAAGTCGCTCACTGACAAGAATCCTGTATGCATTCTCAATGATGTTCACAACAGCTTCTTTTTTCTTGTTAGGCTTGATGTTCGGATACTTCTCCGGCAATCTCTTTGCCACCAGCTTTGCGGTCAAGATACACTGGCTTTTAGACATCTCCGGCGCAATGGATGCCCAATCAACATCCTCGTATGCGCCGCTGCGGGGCTTTCTGGCAGGTCGTTGGCTCTTTGGAACATCTTTTAGCTCTACGCTTTCAACCTCGTTAGCTTCCACGTCTATGACTGGCTCATTAGACTTGAAAGCTACATTGAACTTCACAGCAACCGCATTGCGGCCTCTCATGACCTTGTCATATTCAACGCACAGGTCTGATACTTCGTTTATTTCAGCTACCGCAATATCAATGACACGCCGCCTAAGATGCTTAAACTCTTGATAGCTAGGTTCTCTTGCGCCAAGCTGTTCCCTTAATCTATCCAACGTAATTTCGGGCTGGCTCACGCCACGTCCAATAAACTCTCGGAGAATCGAATACAGCAAAATACTATACTGCGATTTCATATTCGCTGTGTAGCGTAAGCGATACTTGACATATCCACGCTCTGCAATGTCGAAGAAAACAGGTTGCAGAAGCGGGTTACAACATAACGACACAGTAATATTCATCAAACTAGGTTCAAAGTTTACAGTTGCTCTACTAAACAAGGGATACAGGTCAAACGAGCCTGAACCGTCACCTCTAGGAACTTCAACAGAGTTGTCGATGAAATGCTTGACTTGTGCCTTCAAATTCCTAGAGTTGATTTTCAGCCCCAAAAACTCGCAATACTCTTGTAACGTAAACTGAACCGTTGAAGTTTCAGGGTCTCTCGGATTGATGCGGCTAAGATACACTTCAAGCAACCGAAGCTCTCCTGCTGTATAGTCAGTGAACTTTGCCCAAACAAGCTGTCTGCTTTTTTCAACCAAGTTCCCGCCTTTAATATCAGACAATCTTATCACGCCTCCTCTCGTATAAGAGCATATCACAAACAGGTGTACAAATCAATAGCAAGCGTACACCTGTTTCCACTTTTTGTACACCTAACTGTCCACATTTCGTACACCTATTTCCACAATCTGTACACCTATATCCATTTTTTGTACACCTCTTTACATTATATAAAACAAGATTATTAACAGGATTATAAAATAACTTCTACTAATAGCAGAAGAAGAAAATTTTCCACAAAATCTTTTCTTTCTCTCTCAAAAAGTGGAAAACACAAAGCGAATACTGCTAAATAAACAGATGTTCAGCATCCGAAAGGCTGAAACGCTTAACGGTTAGGTTTACCTAACGTGTACAAAAAGTGGATGAAAAAATTTTAATTCAATGCTATGGGGGACAGATTGACAAGGCGACCAATCACAGACAACAGATTAACGATAATTCGTTATTTATTCCGCGCGCATGTTGTCGATTTACAGCCTATGGGGGACGGAATGACAAGGTAAATTTGCCCGATAGGTGTACAAAAAGTGGATGAACATTAACAAAATGTTCTGCAAAAACATCGATAATTCGACAATCAGCGCAAAATGTTTTCCTCGTTGATGGTATAAGAATCGTTTCGATTCATGGCCGCAGCTTCCCCACAGTCCTGTGCCTGATATAAAATCTGCATATTGGGTTGCGTTCCGTCTGGGTCGGGGTCGGTTTTGGTGGCCTGTGCCATTTCATAATGACCGGTGACGGTGCGGCAGACGGACACACGATCACGCAAAGTCGTGTGAAGGTTGGCTACCATTTCGCACAGAACGGCAAGGTAATCTGAGCCGTGATTGCCATAGATCAGGTAGCACAGCAGGTCGATTTCCTGTGGATGGGCGTCTTTGATATGCTCTATCAGCGTATCTCTCTTTCTCTCGGTGCTGGCATCGCCAGCCAGACTTTCCAATAATCCTGGATGCAAACAGGTGTCTATATACGGCTTGACCGCAACACCGCAGCACACGAACCATTTTATGATAGTAGGAGCATCTGGGGCCATTGTCCCTTGCTCGTAACGAAAAATGGATGTCCGGCCTACACCCATTTTGTCCGCAAGCTTCTGTTGGCTAAGCCCAGATTCCGCTCTTGCCATCTCTAACGCTTTTGCCACTCGTATCCTATAATCATCCATAAATACCCCTCTTTCGACAAAATGATACAAAAGCAAAGAAATTTAACTGATATATTGTTCAAAATGTGAAACAATAATTGAAAAAAGTCGCTGTTCCATTGAAACAGCGAGATGTGGTATAACTGTATTGTCAAAAAATTCCAAAGAGGAAGGGAACAAAAATGAAAGAAACTGCAATCTGGAACCATGAACGTATGCCGATCATCGACGGAATGCCCGCCAGTGTTCCCGATGGGAAGCCGCACACACCTGAACCGTGGGAGGAAAGCGAATGAACCGAACCGTAGATGCTCTGATTATTCCATACGCTCGCAGACGGACGCTGGAGCTTGTCCTGAGCCTTTCTGGGTACGAAGCTGATAAAGACGCTTACCTCGAAGCAAAAGGCATCCTGGAACGCGCCATAGCCGCCTTAGACGATGGGCGCGACCCGGCAGACAGCATCGAACGCATTGACGGGCAGCTTGTGGAGCTGTGAAAGGAGAAGAAGATGGACTTTACGAATGGATTCTATAAAGCCGAGAACCCTGTCGTTCTTGAAGAAGTGAAAACTTTCCTTCAGTCAATGGAACGGCGTGGAGCAACAGTCAAAGACTTGGACGATGCCATTGTGCAGCTAAACAATGTTTCGCACAGCATCAGCACAAACGCTCTCGTCAAAGCAGATGTGCTGGACAAGTTACCTGAAAACCCCTTTCGCTCTATGCTCAACGGAATGTTACAAAGCAAAGGGTAACTTAAATTTAATGTGGCTCTTAATCATTGTCATTGCAATTTTTGGCTTCCCTGATGTGAAGTAATGGATGCGAAGAAAACGTTCGATTTTTACGAAGTTGTTAAAAATACATTGACTTGGCAACTAAAAGATGTATAATCGTATCAAATGAACATCTGCACTTACCGATCGGGAGGATATGCCACAATGAGTGAACAGGAAAGAGCCAAGATTGACCGATTTATTGCATGGCTATTGGAACACCCTGAAAAGATTCCGGCAGCGGAGCAAGCACTAGACCTAGAGTAACAGAAAATCCCTTGCGCAGAGCTACACCAGCCCGGCACAAGGGATTCTTTTATTTTACCGGGCATGAACGTTACATCTTCTCGATTAGGTTCATCAACGCCTCACGCTGTTCCTTCGGCATAGATTCAAGTTTTCTTCTAATCCGCTCTACTGCTGCATCGACTTCACTTTGCGGCTGCTGGGGCGGGTTTTCTTTTTGGTTGCCCGTAAGAAGGTAGTCAACCGTAACATTGAAATACTGTGCCAGCTTAACGGCATTTTGATTGGTCGGCTTTGCGTCGTTCCCTGAACTTGCTTCGGTTCTCCAATAACTATAAGCAGATTTTGGAACGCCAGCTTCAGTCAAAGCGCGAGACGGCTTTACTCCCTTTTGCTCACATAGCCTTACGAAATTGTCAAAAAACACAAAACATACCTCCAGCGTTTGTACAAGATGACGAAGTTCTACCACTTGAACAAAAACACTTGAAAAGTTCTACTACTTGTGCTTTAATAAGGTTACCGGGTTCAATTGGTAGAACAAATTAAAGACTTTGAACAAATAGAAGAACGCTCGATAATGTTTTTGCTTGACACCATAATATTATCATATTCTTTCAAAAAGTTCAAGTACTAGAACAAGAAAGGAGAAAAAATTTGCTTCCTAAGTGGACAGGCGATGTTGTAGGGACGCTTCACGTTAACAACATTGAAATCAGAGAGCTTGCTGCAAAAATGGGATGCGCACCGGAATACTTGGGGAAAATCCTGAACGGTAAGCGCGAACCTAAAAATGCGGAAGCTAAGGTGAAAGAAGCTCTGGAAGAGCTGTTGAATGAAAGAGAGGGGAAATGAGCGACATTATCTTATCCATGCGAAATGGCAAGCCTGTGGTTTCAAGCCGCCAGATTGCAGAGAACTTCGATAAGAACCACCGTGACGTTCTCAGGGCGGTGGACAATCTAAAAGAAGATGTGCGCAATTTTGCGCAGATGTTTTTTGAAAGCACCGAAGCGGACAGCTACGGCAGGGAACAGAGAACTTATCTCATGAACCGTGACGGCTTCACCCTGTTGGCTATGGGCTTTACCGGAAAGGCTGCTCTTGAGTGGAAGCTCAAGTACATTGCAGCGTTCAACGAGATGGAAAAGAAGCTGACCGAACAGCCGAAGCTTACCCGCTCGCAGCTTCTCGCAACTGCACTGATCGCAGCGCATGAGGAGCTGGAAGAGAAAGACAAGCAGATTGAAACCATGAAGCCGAAAGTCCTGTTTGCTGACGCAGTTTCAGCAAGCAAAAAATCAATTCTTGTTGGTGAGCTTGCAAAGTTACTTTCGCAAAATGGCATTAGCATCGGCCAGAACCGTTTGTTCGACTGGATGCGAAAGAACAGCTACCTCATTAAAGACCCGAAACGAAGCGACTACAACTTGCCTACGCAGCGTAGTATGGAGATGGGGCTGTTTGAAATTAAAGAAACCACGATTCAGCACAGCGACCACGTTTCCATTAACAGAACACCGAAGGTCACTGAAAAAGGACAGGTCTACTTCGTTAACTTGTTTCTCAAGTCTGAAAAGCAAGAACCTACCGTACCGTCTGACTTTGAGCTGGAAGTGAAGATGAAGCTGTTGCAGCGAGGTATGAAGCAAACGGAGCTGATGAACCGCCTGTTCGGTCTTATATGCCGATGAAAGAGGTTCTGGAACACCCAGACTTACACAGCCAGATGATGGCAGATGCTTTCCGGGACGCACAGAGCTTCAAGCAGAAGTACAACACGCTGGAGCGTCTAAAGCCTGTCATGGACGCTATTGACAAGGCGTTTGATGCAGACCAGATAAAACACGAGCAAATGAAAATGGCTACCGGAATGGAAGCCAGCATCAAGGGGGAGATCAGATGAAACAGTATTTGGATTTGAAAGTTGACCTTGAGAACCCGGATGAAGCTCGGCATACCATTGACGAACTGGTAAAGATGTACGAAGAGGACAAGCTCAAGTGGACGGCAGAGGAACTCACAGAAGCAAAGCATCTGGCGATGAAGATCATGGAACAGTTGTGCTTGGATGGGTATAGCATTGAATGGTGTGGAGTCACGGAAGCGTACTACTACAAGGCAGTTTCTGTTTGGCTTAAAAGCCCGGGCGATGAAAGCTTTAAGCGAAATGCAACGTGCTGCATCCTTTCTGCTTATTTTGATACTTGGGTTTCCAAGTGTGTCTGCCTGTGCCGGGCTACCAGCAGGGATGTGCCCGCTTTTATCGTCAAAAAGGTCGGTGAGTGCTGGCAATGAAATTTTGTAAAGCGCAAAGCCGTAAGCGTAGATTGAAACTGGCGATGGCAGCGGGCGTGTCACGGAACGAAGCCAACAAGGTACTGTGGATGGAAAAGATGCTGAACCAGTGTTTTGAAAGGCATAACCGGGAAGCCAAGAAGAAAGCAGGAGAGCGGTGTGGAGATTAAATACTGTGAGCGTTGTGGAGTTCTTCTTGGAATGGTAGCCGCAAATCGAAAATACTGCCTTAACTGCTACAGCATTACAAATTTGGAGCGAGGCAGAGAACGTAACCGAAAACGAACTGAGGCCAAGCGCAAAGAAACCGCAAAGCCGGTTCCTTGTGCTTGGTGCGGTAAACCACTTGTGCGGAGAAATGTTTGCCAGAAATATCACGCAGAGTGCTCGAAAGCAGCTTACGCGGCCTCACAAAAAAAGCTGCGCGAGAAGTATCGAAAAAGCGGTAAAAGCGGCCAATACAAGAAGCCGGAGCGGAAAAAGGCAAAGCCGAAGAATAAGGACTATACCATCGAGGAAATCAAAGCAAAGGCAAAGGAGCTTGGCACAACATACGGCAAGGTAGTGCTTGGGCTACAGCTTGGAACGATTGATAGGTGGTAAAGATGAACGGCAAATATTATGGAAAGCGGGAGATTCGATGGCAAAGCCGAGAAGCTGACCGCCTAGAACATATCCAAAGAAAGGACTACAAGAAATGTACAAAAACAAAAGATACAAGCAAAAGCTTGCACGGGATGACCTGTCCCCCAAAGCCTACGAGCTCGTAAATGATATGTATGGCATGGCCATTAGTTCCGGATTGAAGCTGAAAGAAATCCGCATGGTTTGTGTAATGCTGCGTAAGAAAATCGAATACACAGTTGCAGAATGCGCCGTTGGCGGACGGGAGGGATAAGTATGAAGACGTTGGTTGAACTCATCTTGATTTGGGCCGGGACGTTGGCAATCGTCCTGGCATTCCTCCTTGTGAATATGTGGCTGATGAACGAGATCGGTGTTATGGTTGGCATTGAAGCTGCGAAATACACTATTGCAGCCGCAGCCATCGCCGCATCGGCTTGGGTATTCGGGCACAAGGGTGAGAAAAAATGACGCTCGAAGATGCCATGAAAGAACGCGGCATTCGTGTGAATGAGCTTTGTCGAAAAAGCACAGTGTCGAGGCCGACACTGGATAGCATTCTCGGGAGAAGAAGAGCCAGGCACAAAGAAGGAATCAGAACGGGGACACTTTTGAAGATATGCGATGTTCTGAACGCATACGCAATCGTCGATGGCTCAAACCCGGACTACTTCGATGTCGTGTTGAAAAAGGTGGAAAAATGAAAAGCGCAAAAGGGACGATATTAGTTACAGTTGGGATTTTGTTCTCGATCTGGTCTGTTAGTTGCGGAAACTCAATTGAAAACGCAACAACGCTTGGAGCTGGGCTGTTTTACACTTTTCTCTCGGTTTCGCTTTTGGCTGTATCACTTGTCATGTGCGCGCTTGGTGTTACTGCGGAAAATGAATATGACGACCGTAAAAGCAAGAAAATCAGCCGTGCAACACATCATACCAACAAATGGAGGAATGCAGAATGAACGAAATGTACGATTGCTCCGGCTGTTTTGATCGGTTCGGTGGCGTGGTTGAGCCGCCCGATGACTATTACTTCGCACCCGGAGCGGACGAAGAACCTGAATGGCAGCGTCCAGATGAAGCGGGTTCCGTGTGCTGGGGAGATTGATTTTGTACAGCCAAATTAAGCCAAAGTAAGAACAATGATGCCTAATGAAGCCGAAGAAAGGAAAGAAAAATGGCAGTATTAGTAATGGTCTACGGTCACTCCGGCAGCGGCAAGTCCGCTTCACTTCGGAACTTTGACCCGGAACAGATTGCGGTTATCAACGTCCTCGGCAAACCGCTACCGTTCCGAAGCAACATGAAAACCTATATCACCAACGACTACGGCAAGATTGATGCCGCAATCCACAGCACCAAGCGTAAGTCCATCGTCATTGACGATGCCACCTACCTTATGACTGGCGAGTTCATGCGGAACGCAAAGGCCGCTGGATACCAGAAGTTTACCGACATGGCAGCCAACTTCAACGCTCTGCTGATGCGGGCAAAGGAACTGCCGGACGATGTTGTGGTCTACTTTTTCGGTCACAGCGAGCGTGACGGAGACGGTGGCGAGAAGTTTAAAACCATCGGCAAGCTACTGGACGAAAAGGTCTGCGTGGAAGGGTACTTTACCATCGTTCTGAAAACCGTTGTGCAGGATGGGCGATACCTGTTCAGCACTCGCAATGATGGGATGGACACCGTGAAAACCCCCCTTGGGATGTTCAACGATGCGCTGATCGAGAACGACCTCGCCACCGTAGACAAGACCATCCGTGAGTATTACAACATCCCGGTTCAGCCGGATAACAAAGGAGAGTAACAGATGAAGAACATCAACTGGAATGACGTACAGGAAGCCACCGAACGCCGTGCCCTGCCTGTTGGCGGCTATGTTGCCGGTATCTGCAAGGCAACGGACGAACCCGCAAAGGAACGCCTGAACATCGAGTGGGAAATCACAGAGGGCGAGTTCAAGGGCTACTGGCGTGAGCAGACCGCTTCCCTTATCGAGTGCGGCAAGCTGAACCCGGGCGAATGGGCATGGGGCGGCAAGACCATCAAGAGCTACAAAGAGAAGGCGCTGCCGTTCTTCAAGGGATTTATCACCGCTGTGGAGCAGTCCAATCCCGGCTACAAGTTCAACAACGATGAAAAGACCCTGCGTGGCAAGCTGGTCGGCGTGGTTCTCCGCGAGGAAGAGTACATGGGCAACGATGGCAACGTCAAGACGAAGCTTGTCGTTGACCGCTTCACCAGCGTGGACAAGATTCGTTCCGGCGATTATGAGGTCAGACCGAAGAAAACACTGGCTGGCGGGTATGGCTCCGCTCCTGATACTGGCGACTTCGCCGTAATTGAGGGCAACGCGGATGATATTCCATTCTGACCTGTAAGGCATCGACCTCCTAACTTATATAAGAGCTGCGCTATCTGGCTGGACGGGCGTTTGGAAAGATGAAACACTTGGGCGATATCACAAAGATTCACGGCGACCAGATAGAGCCTGTGGACTGCATCACGTTCGGTAGCCCGTGTCAGGATTTGTCTATTGCTGGACGCAGGGCAGGACTTGCTGGAGAACGCTCCGGTCTGTTCATGGAAGCAGTTCGAATCATAAAAGAAATGAGGTCAAGTACAAATGGACTGTATCCAACTTTCGCTATTTGGGAAAACGTACCCGGAGCATTCAGTTCCAACGGAGGAGAAGATTTCAGGGCCGTGCTGGAAGAACTTGCCCGCGTGGAACAGCCAGACGCTTCAATTCCTAGACCTCCGAAGAGGGGCAGATGGAGCAAAGCCGGAGCAATCGCTGGAAACGGATGGTCTTTGGCTTGGCGACAGCTTGACGCTCAATATTGGGGAAAAACCATCTATGACGGCCGTACAGGAAGTGTGCTCTGCATGGGGACCCCACAGCGCCGCAAAAGAATCGCTCTTGTCGCAGATTTTGGAGGTCAACGCGCCGGAGAAATACTATTTGAGCGCACGAGCCTGTCAAGGCATCCTGACCCGTGCATCCCGGCGTGGCAAAAAGCTACCGGAGCTGCTGGAAGCCGCATTGCTGGAAACGATCGACCTGTTCCGATTCTGAACGACCAAGGTGGTGGAGTAATGGGCGTGTCTTATAACGTGACTGGAACATTGCGAGCAGCGGAACACGGACACCAACCTATTGTGTTTGAAAGCAATGCACAACCGGTAGTCTTGGAAAGCAACCAAATTCACGCAACGGTTACACAGACTGGAATCTGTCCTACTCTTTCAGCAAGTATGGGAATGGGCGGCGGATATATCCCAATGGTTACAAATAAAGCAGAGAAAGCCATTCACTGGATCGTCCGACGGCTGACACCGACAGAATGCGAACGTCTGCAAGGCTATCCGGACGGATGGACGGACATCGGGGAGTGGGTGGACACCAAGGGCAAGAAGCACAAGCCTGCGGATAGCCCACGGTACAAGGCTCTAGGTAACTCAATCGCTTTGCCACAATGGGTTTGGCTGGTGCAGAAGATGCGCCCTTACCTGAAAGAAAAGCCTACGCTTGGCAGCCTGTTCGATGGTCTGGGAGGTTTCCCTTTGGTCTGGCAAAGAGCGTACGGCGAGGGAACTGCCCGGTGGGCAAGCGAAATCGAAAGCTTCTGCGTAGCTGTAACAAAAAGGAGATTTGGCGAAGAATGATTACCTGTTGTCTCAACTGCACATCACGCCACCAAGCTTGCCACGACACTTGCGAGAAGTACAAGGCGGAGAAGAAAGACTTCGAGGAACGCAAGGCTTTCGTGTATGAGCCGAACCACAGCCAGAGCGTGTACCACCGTGATTATGAGGACAAGCACCGAGAAAAAGGCAAGAAGCGGTTTCTCGGAAGTGAATTTAGAGGTGAGCGAGGATGAACGAAGCGATTTGCGTACATTTGTATGGAGACGGTTCAAGAAATAACAGGCTTAGGGCAGAATACATCTATTGTGATAAAGCAAACGAATGTTCTGCATGTAAGCATGGAAAATGTCTTTGCGTTACAAAACCATTTTCTAGTCGTTGTCCAGTCGGAAATGTTGAAACTATTGATGGCGGAACGAAACGCTCAAAGATGTTTACAAAGGTAAAAAACAGCGTAAAGTCAGATCCTAATTATGGGGTGCTTCAATACTCTAGTAATTTGAAAATTGTTCGCATCGGAGACGATGCGGTTCTGTCATTAGCATATGTAAGATTGAAAATCGAAAATGACGTTTTGAAAGTTGATGGGCCTTGGGGAAGCGGCAGTAAAATACTTTTTGTCCCAAAGGAAATTTTTACAGCTGATAATGTTTTGAATATCTGCAAATGTAAACCGATGGATCTTATGGGCGGAGAAATTGATTCTTATCAAAATGACGAAGTTCCAATGTTCTTGAGACAGCTTCGTGAATTGTTTCCAGAGGTTTATGTCGAGCTTATCGCAAAGTCTCCGAGTCAAGAGAACAAAGTTCCACATTTTATTGGAAAGCAAGCAAAGTTACTTACGCTTAAACCAAATTGCGAGTATAAAACGATGTACGGAAAATTTTTCTTTGATGGAAAGTACGCCTACTTCGATAATTACAATACTGCTTTTAAGCCGTTCTGGGAATGTGGAAATATGAGCGCGAAAGTAGAAGTTACGAACGATACGGTGGTTACGGTGTCCGACAATGAACAGGTATTGGAGACTACAGAATTTGTATGATGTGGTTTGATATGAAAGGTGACGAATGAACACTGGCAAGCAGTTTGAAGCGGACTTCAAAGCATCCATCCCATCCGATGCGTGGTGCTACCGCCTGAAAGACAGTGCTGCCACCTACTACGGCGGCAACGAGAACTTGTCGTTTTCCATCGACAACATCTGCGATTTCCTTGTATACCGATACCCGATGAACCACTTGTTTGAACTGAAAACCATCGAAACGCCCTCTATCCCTCTGGAAAAGGTGTTCGGTAAGTACGACAAGGCAAAGTGCAAATACCGCAAGGAAAAGCACATCACTGACATGGTGGAAGCAATGGGGTACAGTGGTCAGACCGCCCATGTGATAGTGAATTATAGGGCGGTCAACCGCACCTTTGCAATCCCTGCCAGCAAGGTTCTGGCGTTCCGTTACAACGAGAGCCGGAAGAGCATCCCTTGGCAGTGGGCAGATCAAGAGGGGATAGAGGTCAAAGCGAAAAGGCTGCGTGTCCATTGGCGGTATGACGTGGATGGACTGCTAAAGAGATTGGAGAAAGAACATGGCATTGATATGTAATAGGTGTGGTGAAACGTTTACACTTGAGGAATATAACAAAATGAAGAACAAACTTGAGGTTCGGCCAATAATCGGTGGAGAAGAAGGATGGAGCGTTCTTCTATGTCCCTCTTGCATGGAAAAGCTGAACGACTGGCTGAAAGGAGAACAGAAGTGAGCAAAGAAGTTTCAGACATCCTACCTAAGACCGAAATCTTGGCGCGGTTGGCAGAAAAAGCGTCCAAACTGGCACAGGCTGCGTTAAAGCTGCGCCGTGCGCTGGATGGTACGAACCCGACACCGAAGAGCGTAAAGGAATGCCGAAAGGCGTTTGAAGAGGAATATGCAGACGTTATGGTGTGTATGGCCGCTCTTGGTTTTTCGGATGACAGAAAAGCGTATGAGCGAATTGGAATTATTGCAAGCGAAAAATACTACCGTTGGCTTCATCGCCTTCAGGACAAGGAGCGGTCAGATGAATAAGCGCAACAAACGACCCTCAAGTGGCAAACAGGCAATGTCAACCAACCTCCGCAAAATCGCACGGCAGAACCAGTTGTGCGGATTTCGTATGGCTCTGGATGGAATCGCCGCCACATGGGGCGCACTGATCCAGAACCTTCGGTGCGATGCAGACCTGACCGATGAACAGGTGCAGAAAATCATCCGCATCGGTGACAGGTACTGGGAAATGGTTGGCAAGTTCAAAGAAGAGGACATGACCCCTGACGAGTTTGCAGATTACATCACTGCAAAGTCAGAACAGGTCGAAAAAGAACTGAGAGAAAGGTGGAGCTAACAATGTTTGAATTTGCAACTCGCTGGCTGGTCTGCCTAGTTCTGCTGGCGGTGGTAGTTCAGTCTGAACGGACAATCAAAGACGCAGTAAACAACCTGTTTGAGAAACGGCAGGCAATGCTCGTCTGGCTGTTCGTCAACGTGTGTCTGGCCGTTTGTACGGCTGTTGTGATGGGGTGGAAATGATGGATAACGAACTTTACTGTCCGATGAAGATGACCAGCAATCCGCTTGGTCGGTGCGTATGTGAAAAAGAAAAGTGCGCTTGGTGGCGACAGTTGGACAGCTGCTGTTCCATCTGGTGGATTGCATGGAAGCTAGACAACATCGAAAATAAGATAAAGAGGTGAGAACATGGAAGAACGTGCAGAGTTAAAACACGGATATTGGAAACTTTCACCAGATGCTTATTATATGGACACGATGTCAGAAGAACGAGAATTAAAAGCCTATGTGACGGCGAAATGCTCGTTGTGTGGAGAACATCATCCGAATAATTATACAGTGTGGTCGAAAACTTTATACGCACCGGATGGTGAAGAATACACATACGAATGGAATATAAAAGAAGAAAAAGAAAACATTCTGAAAGAAGCGATAGAAAATCGCCGTAATTATGCGAACTATTGCCCGAACTGCGGTGCAAGAATGGATTTGAAACAAAAATAAAGAGGTGATAACTCTTGGCAACACCCCCGAAGCGTGGTCGTGGCAGACCGCCGCTGACCGAAGCTGAAAAGAAAAAGCGTGAGAAGCGGGCGCAAAAGGCGAAAGAAGAAGCCGCTGCGAAACGTGAGAAAGAGCGAGAGAAGAAGAAACAGCAGATGCTTAACAAAAGGAAGTCTATCCGCTCACAGGTGAGTAAAAAGGTGAAAGAACAACAGGAGTTAGCAATCACAAGGTCTAAGATGCTGAACACAGGCGATTTGCAGTCAAGAATCGGAGACGAAGAAGACAAAAAGGTCATTGGAATGATTGCAGCCAAGTATTTTGGCGACCTTCCGAGCGTTGACATGAACAACCCAATTGAAGTGCAGCAACGCCTTGACTTCTTTTTTGACGCTTGCATAGAAGCTAGAATCTCCCCTGTGGTCGAATGGATTGCACTGGTACTGGGCATCGAATGGGTAAGCCTGAAGCAGATTATGGCGGGCAAGCGCCGTGACGACAGCTTGCAGCAGAAGTACATCCTGAAGCTGATTTTGCAAATGCAGTCCATGTGGGCGTACAACGGTATGTATGGTCAGGAGAACCCGGCAGAGTGGATTTTCCGAGCAAAGAACTACTTTGGTATGCGCGACAACGTGGAAGTCACCGTTGCGCCGCCTGAACAGCCGTTGGGCGATGCTCAGAGCGCAGAACAGCTTGCCAAGAAGTACCAGACAGCTTTGCCGAAAGGGATTGACGTGGAGTACAAAGAGGTAGCAGAAGAGGTGGTCGAGGATGACTAACGGCGATTTTATCCGCTCCATGACGGACGAAGATATTACAGAAAACTTTACGAGGGGAATCTGCGAGCTTATCAAGCATCGTGACCCGGAGCGTTGCCAGAACCGTGAGCATTGCTTTCATTGCGTAAAGGACTGGCTGAAAGAGAAGAACAAAATCATGGTGAGGGCTGACCAATGGGAACTTTGATTGACTTTTCCGACCCATGCCTACGCACGTTCCTTCCTGTTCTCTTGCAAGACCACACGACAGGAAAGAACATTATCTGGGCGACAGACCCGCCGCCTGAACTGGGCGTGGGCTTTGCAGATGAAATCACACTGGAACAGTTGGACAAGGTTCAACTCGTTCCTCGTGTGCAGAAGCGGCTTGCAGACCAGAAGAAGCGCACCAGTAAGAAAGCAGAGGTATTTACGCCGACTTGGGTCTGCAAGAAGATGACAGACGTTGCAGAAAACGACCTGAAGGGCGAGGATTGGAAAGAATACATCAATAAGACTTGCCTTGAAGTCACCTGTGGAGAAGCGCCGTTCCTGACAAGTCGATACGATACCACCACAGGGCAGATGATTGCCGTGCCGGACAGAATAGGTCTGCTGGATAGGAAGTTGAATATTCTGGCAGAGCAGTTCCATGACTACGATATGTGGATGTGCTGGGCAATTAACGCCTACGCATCGACATACGGCTATGAGTGGCAGGGAGACAACCTCTTGCTGGCAAGGTGCAACCTGTTCTTGACGCTGATCGAGAATTTTAGGTATCGGTTTGATGCTGAAAGGTTGGAAATCGGCTGTATGCCTATGTTCCTTGACTGTATCGCAGACATCATCTCATGGAACGTCTGGCAGATGGATGGGCTGAAAAAGACCGTGCCCGGAACGGACATTCCGTGTAAAATCAAAGACTGGAAAGCCGACAAGGAAATCCTGTTTAAGGATGTTGGGGAGGATAAATAAAATGAGTGATTCCGTAGAATATGCAAAATCAGAACTTGCACGTATTACGAAAGACGGAGACGGATTGCAGGATGTAATCAACAAGAACATCCTTGACATTATTGAACTTTTTGCAAGTCAAGGCCATAGTGGATTTACCGCTGGATATGCAATGTCTATTCTGGAGCGACTTTTGCGCTTCAAACCTATTACTCCGCTGACTGGCGAAGATGATGAATGGACAGAAGTGTCGGACGAAATGGGGCAAAGATGCTTCCAAAATAAACGATGCTCAAGCGTGTTCAAGACCACTGATGCACAAGGTAACACGATTGAAGTGCACGACATTGACGCAATCGCTTATTCCGACAACGGTGGTCTTACGTGGTTTGCAAGTAGCCGCTTTCTCAAAAATGTGACGTTCCCCTATGAGCCACCTACGCACCCGGAAAAAATCTATATTGAATACACGGAAGATGTTCCGCTTGGCTGGTCTGGCGACAAGTATGAGATTATTACCGACGACAAGGAACGTATCGAAGCGTTGAGAACTAAGATGCAGAAGAAATTTGATGAAAAGGAGCGCTAATGCAAACTGACAGAGGAATCTACCACAAGCGAGTATGCGACCGCTGCGGAGCAGTTCTGGGCAGCAGGATGATGAACCCTGACGAATACTTCAAGGACTGGGCGTGGCGTAGGGACACAGGCGACCTTTGCCCGGAGTGTTATGAGGAGTACAAGCGAGTAATCGAACGGTTCAATGTCAACAGAAGAAGAAAGAGAGGGGAGAAATAATGGATGTTTACTGCACCACCGAACATTGCTCTTGCATGGGCATCAAGCAGTTCTCTGCTGGCAAGGCTATCCGATGCGCAGCAGAATCCTGTAAGAACAAATCTGAGCCGTCCTGCGGCTCTTGCAAATGGTACGCAGAGCCGGAGGGCGTGTGTGTAAACGACCAGTCAGAACACGTTGCAGACTTCGTGTGGGACGAACGTGGATGCAAGGAATGGGAGAAGAAAGATGAGCTATGATATTTCGCTGTGCGACCCTGTAACGCACGAACCGCTCAAAGCGGATAGTGCGCATTTTATCGTAGGCGGTATGCGTGCTATAGGAGGCACAAAAGAACTGTGGCTCAACGTCACTTATAATTACGGTCACTTCTATTATCGACCGGAAGTGTTTGGTGAGGGCGGCATCCGCTCCATTTACGGCAAAACAGGCGCAGAGAGCATCCCAATGCTTGAAAAGGCTATTTCTGCACTAGGTGACGATGTGGACGATAGCGACTACTGGAACGCCACAGAGGGCAACGCCAAACGTGCCTTGTACGGTCTGCTGGCGTTTGCAAAGATGCGTCCTGACGGTGTGTGGGACGGAGATTGAAAGGAGAAAGAAAAATGTCTTTGTTTGAAATTGTACTCGGTTCTGTTTTGACGACAATGATTGGTTTTGTGTTCATTTTTCCGATTTGTTTGCTCGAAAAATATATAGTTTTTAGCACTTTGGACAAATACATAGACAACGTAATCTTAAAAGCCATTGCGGTTGTAGCAGTCAATGTTCTTTTCTTTCTCGTTGGGTTTGCAATCATCTTTAGCGTTTACGGTTATAAGTGTTGATAACACGATTTGAAGGGAGAACGTGCAATGAGAGCCAGACCGATTGATGCCAATGCACTACGGAAACGCATTGAAGAATGGATGCAGGAATTAGAGCAAGAGTTTACTGTCGAGTACGCCTACATGGGATATGCGCTAGATGATGTGCTTGACTACATCGACACTGCACCAACAATCGAGGTGAAAGACAATGGCTAATTATCCAGAATACCTTGAACGAAGCGCACTTATTGAGAGAATCAAGAAAGCATATTGCGATGGCTGCAAAAACTACAATGGAGTTAAATGCCGTTTTTGCGGTATTTACGATGCTATTGAAGTTGTGGAAGATGCTCCGACAGCCTTAAAGCGTACCGCTGAATGGATTGTGCAAGACGAAGATGAGACGAGGTTTATATGCAGTAATTGCCATGCGAGAAACAATCGAGACCGCTACAACTACTGCCCGAACTGTGGTTCTTTAATGGAGAACAGGTTATGAGCAATACGCTTTGGCATCCAGCAAGCGAGCCGCCACGAGAGCGAACGCAGCCTTTGTTGCTTGCAACTAAGACAACGTGGCGTGATAAAGATGGAAAAATGTTGCAAGGATTCTCGCCGACAGCGTACTTTCTCGGCTGTTACGCAGACGGTCAGTTCTGGGATGAGATAGGCGAGAGACTGCCGAAAGATGTTACGGTGACGCATTGGATGGCGTTTCCGATGATATAGGAGGACAATATGAGCGAAAACAAAGTGATTTGGCACTCCATTGAAAAAGAAGGGCTTCCGCCTAACAATTGCGATGCGGTGCTTGTTTCTATGCAACCCTTTATTGGAAACAAACCAGAAGTATTCGAGGCAGTTTGGAATGGTCGATTCTGGGCTGATGCCTACGAAGGCTACTACAATGTCGAGAAAAGCGAGTTTGGCGAAAAGTACGCACAAGTGACGCACTGGGCGTATATGCCAGAGCCACCAAAGGGGGATTGAGTATGACGAACAAGAAGTTTGGCGTCATCGTTATGGACTTGAGCCTTTTTGATTTCGGGCCGAAGCCGCCTTGCGGGTATATCAAGGCAAAACATATTTGCCCAGCTTACGGCAAAGGCGCAAGACCTGTCAAGGCGCATAAGAGAATCATGAGAACGAGAGAGGGATTTAGAAAATGACAGAACTCAAGAGATGTCCGTTTTGCGGTGAGAAAGCCGTGTTTTCCATAAAGAAGGATTTTTCAAGAAGCCTTATAAAAGGATACGAATTTAACATCCGATGTAATAAATGTGGTTTCACAAATCCCAATAGAGAATATCGAATCGAGTTTAGAATGAACGACAGTGGAGAGATTGAAATTATCCACGATGGACGCAAAGACGCTATCGAAGCATGGAACAAACGCTACAAAGAGGATTGAATGTGGAGCAGGAACACAAACCGAGAGCATCAATGATTCTTTTGCTGGAACACGTCCATGCGATGGACGAGCTGACAAACGAGGAATTTGGAGCATTCATCCGAAACTACGCACAGTATGTTGAGACTGGACTTGAGCCAGCATACGACAACGACCGTGCTATGCGGATGCTCTGGAAAGTTGTTAAGGCGTTCGATGATATGAATGCGCAGAAAAGGCAGGAGCGAATCGAGAAAAACAGACGGAGCGCAAATAAGCGTTGGAACGATGAAAAATGCAAGTGCATACAAACGCATACTAATGATGCAAACGCATACGCTGGTATGCAAAATATGCAAATGAATGCAAACGATGCCTTATCTGTATCTGATTCTGTATCTGAATCTGATAAAAAAGAAAAATGTGAAAAGAAAAATGCCAACGAAGCAAAACGCTTCAAGGCACCGACTGTCGAGCAAGCAAGAGAATACTTTTCCGAGAAGGGCTACATGGAATCAGAAGCAGAGCGGTTTGTTGACCACTTCACGGCAAATGGTTGGAAAGTCGGAAAATCGCCTATGAAGGACTGGAAAGCTGCTGCACGGAACTGGATGCGTAACGTGAAGGACTGGAACGGTGGCTATCAGCAGACAATGGCTGAATTGCCTGACGAGGGAGACTTTCTGCGGTGAATATTGAAAATCAGACCCAATACATCCTGCTGGGGGCAGTCCTCACATTCTCGGAATACGCCGATGTGCTGCAAGACCTTAAAATCGACGATTTTTGCCCTGAACTGCATGATACATTCGCTGCCATTCGTGGCTATTGGGAACACAACGACAAGTGGAACCCGGTAGAAGTCATGGGACGGTACGATAACTGCAAGAAAGCAATGGGTGAATGTCTGGATGCTTTTGGCGCAGAGTTCATCCGCAACGTCACCCATGAAATGATGCTTGGATGGGCTGGAATCGTCAAGGAACAGGCGGCATTGTCCAGAGCTAGAGAGCTTGCGTTCAAAATCGTTGATGGCTCGACCAGATATGCAGACCTGACAGGAATTTATGAGCAGCTAGGAGAAGCTATCAACCTGCACAACGAGAGAAGCGATTTCATCCCGATGTGTGACGGCATAGACAACTACATCCGCAAGCTGGATGATAAGCCTGAGTATATCAGCACAGGGCTTAGAGTGCTGGATAACAACTTGCATCTTGTGCCTGGCAACTTCATTGTGATCGGCGGCAGACCGTCTGCTGGCAAAACTGCTCTGTCCCTGCAACTTGCCTGTGAAATAGCCAAGAACGGACGCAAGGTGGCGTATTTCAGCCTAGAGACTGACCCGGATACCCTCTATGCTCGTATCATCGCAAACCAGCTGGGCGTACCGCTGCACACGGTCAAAAACAAGACCGTCAGCATTAACGAGCTTGACCGGCTGGCAGCTATCAAAAAATATCCGCTGTTTGTCCGCTCTGCCGCCGGTAAGGGTGTTGGGTGGATTAGAACGCAGTCCATCAGGATGCAAGCCAAAGTAGTGTTCATCGACTATTTGCAGCTTATCCATCAAGCCGGAGCGAAAGACCGATACAGTGCCGTCACGGAGATCAGCATGGCACTGCATGAGTTTGCACAGTCCACAGGAACGCTGGTGGTGGCACTTGCACAGCTCAATCGAGAGACCGCAAGAGCGGGTATCCCACCGACCGCCGCAGACCTGCGAGAATCCGGGCAAATCGAGCAGGACGCAGATGCAATCATCCTACTGGCACAGAAAGTAAAAACGCAAAAGAGACCAGAAGAGCATTATCACTTTGCGCTTGAGAAGAACAAAGAGGGAAACGTAGGGTCACTGGACATCACGTTCCAGATGGAGACCCAGCAGTTCAAAGAATGTGTGTGGATGTGAGGTGATAACTTGTGGCAGAAAATATAGGATATTTACAATCTGACAGTTCAAAAAACGGAGATGAACAGTATACTCCAAGCTATGCCGTAAGACCTCTTTTGGAATTTATTCCAAGCAATAAGATTATTTGGTGTCCGTTTGACAAAGAATGGTCTGCATTTGTGGATGTTTTCAAAAGACAAGGATACAACGTGATTTATAGTCATATTGACTATGGACAGAACTTTTTTGATTACGAACCTCAAAAATGGGACATTCTTGTTTCGAATCCGCCGTTTAGCAAAAAAGACGCTGTTCTTCGTAGAGCATACGAGTTAAATAAACCATTTGCATTACTTCTTCCGGCAAATAGCATTCAAGGGAAAACAAGATTTGAGATTTTCAAAAATGACGTTCAAATGCTTTGTTTTGACCAGAGAATAGATTTTATGAATCCAAAACATATGGATAGCCCAGTAAAAGGAACTCCTTTTGGGAGTGCATACTTTTGCCGTGGTTTGCTTCCGACTAGGCTTGAATTGCGCAGATTGGACAAAAAAGCGTATAACATCGCTTCTGCGCTCCAATCCCCACAGTAGAATAGGCAAGAAAAACAGATAACAGGGTCTGGGCGATAAAGTTATCGTCTGAACCCAATAAATATTTTTCGTCAATGAAATAACGGACGCAAAAGGGCTACCAGCGATGGTGGCTCTTTTCACTTTTTCGCTAATACCACGAGAAAGCCTGTTTTAAGGCGTTTTAGATGCTAAATGATAACTTTATCGACTTCATCACGAAAACGCTCCACGGACGCTCGTAGGCGGCTATCCGTTGATGCTGATGGCATATCTCAAACTAGGCCATGCGATTAGAACGATGCAGAAGCGTGGAGAACGGCTTTTTAGGGTCAGACGTGAAAGTTATTGGGTCAATCAGAAAAACGCGCCAGACGGGCTCTTACACGCCTTTCCCGCGATGATAGCAGCCAGATGAGCGGATGCCAGCGACTATTCGTTTGATCGCAGGGCAAAGCAAGGCAGAAGCAAAGAATGACCACGACTATCAGCGTGATGCGTTTGCATGCAAATGGATGCACATGATGCGTTCGCATCCAATCTTCCCCCCTTTCTTCCCCCTCTTTCCCCTACAACCCCTATTACCCCCTATAATCCCCCTAATTCCACCCTCAAACAAATAAATTGTTTGAGGCCCCCACGCCAAAATGGTGCGACAACTGGAAATGACAACCAAACATTTTCGCAAAGGTTCTTTCCCCCTACAACCCTCTATTTCCAAGAGCTACACCTTTAGCCAGCAGAGCAGACTGTAACCGACATCTGCCGTCAGGCTCTTATTGGCTGAATATGGGCAGACCGTCCAGCCGACCTCTACGTTACGTCACCCTCTATCGTCCGGCGCACCGCGCCGACCGGGTGACCTCTAACGGCAACAGCATCTAACCCGAATAGGGCAGCAGCATCTAAGCCGTCAGCTGCTACGACTATTTCACATGGATAATTGACTTCATTTTGTAGTTGGTTGAATATGTAAAAATGTTGCATTGATTATTCCCAGCAGAATGCTATGGATTGATTAAGATACCATAGTTCGTTACTGGGAATTAAATCGAGTAGGAACAGACCAAATCGGATGGTACGAGTTATTATACGAAATAATCCGTGATTATCGGAGGTAACTATATCTGTATACTATAATAAGTACGGTTATTATACGAAACAGATATAACTAGCGGAAGAATAAATTATGCGAAATTGGAACGAGAGGTGATTTTGGGGGTCGTCGGATGGCTTAGCGACTATCGCACCTCTCTTTTCCTAAAAGGCAAACGACTATTTCACACAAAAAATACACGACTATTTGACGAAGGCTCGTAAGAAAACGCTACGACTATTACTTTGCGACTATCAGCGGATTAATCGTTACTATACTATATACAGGACTTTCAAAACCTGGTCGTCTGACGACTTTGCGACTATTACACGACTATTTTATCGGAGAAACTACGACTATTCCAGAACCTGTTACGACTATTCCAGCCGAAACGCTACGATTATTGCTCGCCCTTATTAGCTATCGGGCGAAAGCCCGAAAAGAGCTGCTGCGGTAGCCGCCAATGGTTCCGCGCTGCCGTGCCAGGCTAATGCCAGGCTAACCCCATGCCAGGTGTGGGAAGCATCGAGACCCCGCCGGGCTGGCATGGTCTGCGATATGCTGCACTGTCTGGCATGGATCCATAACAAGGGTGCGCACCGCTGCACCCTTATATACATTATTATAATAGGCGGTCTGTGCTGAGCTGCACAGCGTCCGGCGTGGCGTCTGGTAGCTGGTATCGGTGCAGGGCGTCCGGGCGCGTGTGTGTGCTCTAACGTGGCGCGGGCGGTATAATTGCATTGACACGGCAAAACGCGCTGTAAACGCTTGTATGCGGCTGTATTGTGACAGGGCAAAATAAAAACCCTGCACCCTTAGCAGATGCAAGGCAAAAGAAAAGCCCGGCGCGTGGCCGGGCATATATATTAGATTTCGCTGGCTTCAATCGCTGCACAACTCCAAGCTTTTTCGCCGGGGGCGGTATAGTACAAACAGTAAACATTTGTATACGAATTGTATAGTAATGTGTATTTATAGCCTTCCTCTTCATATTTATCAAGCTGGCTTTTAACCATCTTGCGAATGATGCTTTTATAAAAATTTCTATCATGTACGGCCATTGTAAAACCTCCTTTATCTGATGTGTTTTAATCCTGTGACTCTTTTCACCCAGTCATAGCGGGGGTCTTTGTCTGGGTTGTAGATATGAGCCTCGCGCCACTCAGCGCTTTGGATAGCTTCGAAAAAATCGCTGTCACTCATGCGCTCACATCTTACTTCAAGCTCTGAAAGTCGGGGGCAGTCTTTTTTGTGATGCTCAATGCCGCAGCCGTTGGGACTCCAAATAATGCCATCGCCCGTGTCATACTCATAAATGCTTTTAATCATCATGCTTTTTCACTCACTTTCTGGGCCTTGCCGCTTTACTTTAGTATACCATGCTTGCAGTCCTTTAGATAGGATTTTCAAAAAATATTTTTGCTCTTTTGGGCTGGGGCGGGGTTGCTTTACGGTGCAGCCCCGCTAAAGTGTCCGGGCGGTCTCACTTAGACGCCTTAAACAGCGCTGAGAAAAACCAAAAAACGAACAGGACAAAGGAAAAAATCATGCGTGCACCTCCATCCTAACGCCAAAGTTGATAAAGGTGCGGCGCTGTGAGATTGTGACGGGCTCAAGCCCTGCCGTGCTGATACCATAGCGGGCGCACTCTTTAGCCGTGTACAGCTCACCGCCGATTAGATACCGCTTGACCTTGCCACAAAAGGCACCAGCGGACACAACCGCACGCCCGTCAAGCCCTGCCGGAATACGATAGTATAACATAATTTGCACCCCCTTATACCACGCTAAAACGCTTGTAAACGGTCTTTTTGCTGCACTCTGCATAAATATCCGGGTGTGCTACCTGTAAAAGCTTGCTATCGAGTCGGACGCTCTGCACGTCTTTGTAAATGGCCTTTGCAGTGCCTTGTACCATTTCCGGCGCGCCGTGCATCATATCGATGATCTCAGCTTTTACGGCGTCATTCATTGCTTTAAGCTCTTCAATTAACCGCTTGTTTTCGCGGTATGCGTTCACTTTTTCTTCAAACGTGGTCATTTTTACACCTCATTTAATAGCAAATGTATTCTACAGATTCCCAATATTCATCATTTTCGGCGTTCCAAGAACGGATTTCAGTTTTTTTAATTCGCTTGATAACGTCGTAGGCGTGGCCGTGATATACAGTATACCGATATTTTGCCGTATCTAATGCGCCAGCTTTAAGCAGCTTTGCACGAAATGCTTTTGTCATTGTCTTGCCTCCTTACTGCTCCGCCCGATTGTTGAGCCAGACAAGGCAGAGAAGAAAGCCGGAAATCATGCCGCCCACATACCAGAGGGCTGCCCACTGGGTTGCATCAAGTACCAGCATATTACTGCACCCCTTTGCAATACAGGCCGTTGGTGCGGCAGATGGTGCGGATACGGTTACAAGCCTGATACAGTGCGCGGGCTTGCACGTCAAGCCACGTTTCCCGGCTGTTGGGGTTGTTCATGCCGCCGTCTGTGCGCTTGAGTTCGGAGGGAGTGCAGACGCGGGCGGCAATATCGGCGTTATAGCAGAGAGAACAGCCGCCGTTGCTGTACTGCTCCCAGCAGCTTGCACCGTTGAGCACCCACCGCTCAAGCTCTGCACCGTCAAGGGGCAAGCGCTCCATGTTGTCCGCGCCATCCTGCACATCCTCCAGCAGGTCGAGAGCGTACAACGTAACGGCTTTATCCCATGCGCTGCGATCGTGGCGGGCGTTGAGTTCGGCGCGGATTGTTTTCGTGAGTGCGGTATAATCAATGGTCTGTTTCATGGTTTTGTCCTCCTGTTTTGGTGTATTGTGGTTGTAGTCCATATTTATCTGGACTGATTATATTATATCCATATATATATGGATTGTCAATGCTTTTGGCAAAATATATCCATATAAATATGGATAAAAATAAACGTCCGAAATTGTACACTTTGCCGGACACATTGCAGGCAGTCCACCGCCCTGCCGCCGGTACGATCTGCCCGGCGTGGCCTGCCTGGTATCAAGTGCAGACCGGTGTAGCGTGTTCAGCGTCCGGGTGTGTGTGTCGTGCCTTGTGTGTGGTCTGTCTTGCATCTGGCCCGGTCTGCCTTGCTGCCTGTCGTGTGCCGTCGTTCCGGGTGCGCTGGAGTGGGCAGGGGTGCACCGGAGGGGCATATAGGGAACGCCGGGGGTGGGGCAGGTGAGCCCCGTCTCCTCCGACCAAAATAAAAAAGGCGTTTTCCCTGCCTACCCACCCCCTCTTTTCTGCGCAAAACACCCTACCCCCCATTGTCAATCTCAAAAATTCCGCGCAAAAACAAAAAGACCCCTACAAAGGGTCTGCGTTCTGTGCTATACTTGCCTTACAAGCCTTGAAAGGGAGGAATCTACAATGGCTAAAAGTAAAATGACAACGTGCAAGCACTGTGGTGCAGAGATTGCCGCAAGTGCAAAGGTCTGCCCTCAGTGTGGCGGTAAGAATAAGCCGCCCATCTACAAGCGTTGGTGGTTCATCGTTATTATCGTACTGATTGTTCTGTCTGCCATTGGCGGCTCTGGCAGCGGCTCTGACAGCTCTGCAAGCAACAGTAAAGCAACGTCTAAGGCAAGCACATCCACCGCTTCTTCCGTTGCATCTGTTGTGCCTGAGATCAGCGAGGACGATTACAAGGCTGAGTGCCAAGCTGTGGATTACAAGGAGCTGTGCCGTTATCCTGAAAAGTATGAAGGAACTAAGATTGTAGTAAAGGTAAAGGTCTCGCAGATTATTGACGCAAACTTCTCCGGCAGCGAAAAGGCATGGAGAACCTATACGGACAACAGCGGATACGGTTTCTATGCCGATGACGAGTATTATATGCTGGATAAGCGTGGTGGCGATGCTGTGAAGATTCTGGAAGATGATATTATTACCGTCTATGGTGAGTTCACCGGGCTTGAAAAAATCACCAGAGCGTTGACCAGCACTACCGATGAACTGCCCCGCATCGAAGTCAAGTACGCAGACCTCGTAGAAGAATAATTGAACAGTAAAAGCCAGTGGCTAAAAGCTACTGGCTTTTTTAGAAAGATAAAAAATGACATTGCTTATAGTTATTCTTACTGTGTGCACGATTATGTACATGGTAGGAGAATCGCAAAAAAGAAGAACTATCAATCTCAAAATGGAAGAGATTGATGTAATGGATGGACACGATTTTGAGTATTACACGGCAGAAATGCTCAAATATGATGGGTTTAAGAGTGTAGAAGTGACAAAAGGAAGCGGCGATTATGGTGTTGATGTGATTGCATATAAGGACGGTCATAAGTGGGCGTTTCAGTGTAAGAGGTACAGTAAAAATCTTGGATTAAAGCCTATTCAAGAGGTCTATGCTGGTGAAAAACGATACGGTGCAGACAAAGCTGTTGTATTCACTAATGTTTACTTTACGCCAAACGCTCAATCTCTGGCTAACACACTCCACGTTGAATTGTGGGGCAGAGATAAACTTGCGGATATGATATGGCAACGGAAGCAGGAGGAAGAAGCCAAAAAAGCGTTTAGAAAATCTGTAATACACGGCAATCGCAAGAAAAAAGAACCAAAACAACAGTCAGTAACAGTAGAGAAGACTGTTAAAGAATCTGTTGCAGTAGAAAAGTCGCCAAAATTACAAGAACAGGACATAGAGCAACCAAAGCCAAAAGAACCGACTAATCAGCAACAACCGATTGCTATTGAACTAAAAACCAGACAAGAGCCGAAACTGGAAAATGAGATCATGCAGATGATTTATCCAGTAAAACCACAAGAATTAGAGAAGCATAAAGAAGAAAAAATCGAGGTGAAAGACATGGCAACAATCATTGGTGCAGGTAAATACACATTTGGCTTAAACATTCCGATGGGATGCTATGATTTGAAAGTAATTTCCGGGGAAGGGCAATTTAAGTTTCAGACTTCCGAAAAAGATGAATACGGTCGGTGTAATATTGATTGGATGGACATGGGCAGGTCTAGGGATGCAGCGGATGGATATAAAGGCTTGACGCTACCAGAAGGATGGTTCTTTTCTCTTGAAGATAGCTTGAAATGCGAAATTACGAAATCTAAAATGTTAGAAATCGAATAAAACATAAAAGCCAGCGGCTAGATGCTCTCTAACCACTGGCTTTTCTTATGTGTTATTTACTTCTTCAATGCGCTGGTCACGTTCGGCATCGGCATCCAATCGTTAACGTCACGCATGACAATCTTGCCGTTGTCGCACAGGTACGGTCTCAAATCGCCGTATTTGTCTGCTTCGTAGGAGAGATAGCCACACGCAACCTCTTTGCCGTTGCAAGCGATCACTCGCCCATTGTAGGTTTCTCCAACATCAGGCGTTCTCCAAAGCCACTCCATGTTTTCCAGAGTGTCGCTGATGTATTCGTCAAGGTTTTCGTACTTATCGCCGTTAATCATATCCGTTCTCCTTTCACATGGGCATCTGGGTCTGGCCGTTCGTGACCTGAACCAACATAACAGAGTTCGCACACGGTCTCCACTTCTTGATGTACTCGACAGCTTCATCGAACCGCTTCTTTGGCACGTTGTTTCGACTGTTCACGTTAAACCAGTCCTGAATGTCCCGGTTGCATTCCATGAACAGCTTCTGAGAGACGCTGCGGCTCTTGTAGGCCGGGCTGTCCATGCCGCCAAGAGCGTTGATGACCACCGTGTTCACGACACGCTTCAACACACGCTGCTGGTTGTAGTCGATGGTCATAGTGTTCTCAAGAGCGGAAATGCGCTGCTCCTGTTTCATGGTGCGCTGGTCAATCACAAGGATTGCTTGCAGTTCCTTAGAAAGCCCTGCGAACTGGTTGACGGACACGTTTTTCTCAAGGTCAATCAGCTTCTGGCGAATCTCCATACCCTCAGGTGTCCGCTGAATCATTGCAATGTGCTTTGCCATGTCCAGAGTGATAACGTGCTCTGTACGAGTAGTATACGGATTTTTCGGATTATTGGTTGCGCATTTTTGAGCGACCAATGAATAGTCCGTACCTTCGACAAAACCATACTCGCACATACGAGGGAACCAGTCTTTGTATGCGGTCTTGATTTTGAGCCGCTCGTGCAGCTCCCGACCCAGCACTACCTTTTCGCCAGTGTCAGTGTCATACACAGGGATAACATCTTCGGAGAAGATTCGGATGGTTTCAAGATTATTATTCATAGAAATTTGACCTTTCTATCTTGCGAGAGCAGGCCATCTCTGGTATAATAACCCAAAGAGGGTCTATACTCTCTGAGTGTGTATGATACGCTTGCTGCGGCTGGTAACTTTAGCGAGCGTATCATTTCTTTTCATTAAGCATCGGATGAAGCAAGAAGAACGATTCTCGCAGCGCAGAAGACAAGGAAACCATATTCTTGATGCAGTAGTCTTGCAAGTGATTGAACTGGCGTTCCGTCAAGCTGATAGTTAATGTGCGATTGTATCTCTCAGCATAAGGATTGCTCATATTAGCCCACCCCCTTTCGATTGTTGGTGATATTAGTATAACTATGTTTTGTGCTAAGTCAAGGTATGAAACACTATCCGTAGTACTGCTATCTGTACTATCTTCCCGTTTTCTACATTTCGCACAAAACTTAGCTATCCTTTTTGGATGCTCCCGCTTCGTACCCTGCCCGGTAGTTCAGTTCGGACAGCTTACCCAGCGCTTCTGCGTACTCCCTGTCCTCGCTGGTCGGCTCTTTGCCGTGGGCGAGTGTTTTCAGAAATTCTTCGGTTGTCGTGGGAAAGTTCATGTTTTTTCTCCTAACTCTTGCGGAGAGCAGCCCTTTTTGGTATAATAGATTCCGAAAAGGGAGACTGCCCCCTTGGTGGTTGCAGGTTCTCGTTTCGTGATGTGGATAAGCTATCAGTGGCTTCGTGGTGGTTGCGGCTGGTAGCTTATTTTTTTTTATGCCTTGATGTTCTCAACGTAGGATGCTACCCACTCGATACCCATGCGGATAACATCGACCTTTGAGATGCCCAATGCCTTTGCGCTGCTCTCCATGCTTGCGATCTGGCTCTCTGTGAGCCGAGTGCTTATCATGCGCAGCTTATCACGTTCCGAGGTTTCTGCTCGTCTTGCCAAGCCTATCACCTCGCTTTCGCTGAAACAAGTATAAAGCGTGAAAATATGCTTGTCAAGACCCAAAGTTTTACGGAAATGAAGTTTGGCAGAATTACTCCTTATTATAGAAAATTTTCTACCTGATTGTGATTAACTAAGTAAACATCCTTATACTACTCTAGTATGTATAAATACATACTAGAGTATATTTATATATAATATAAGCGCAAGCAAAGAAAGTCCAGAAATATCTTGACATCCAGAAATATCTTGATATAATAGAATCAAGAAAGGATGGCGAAGAAAAATGACGGCAAGTGAAGCGATAAAGGAAATTTTGAAATTGAAGGAATTGAACCAAGCGAAGTTAAGTGATATGCTTGACATTCCGCTTAAAACCTTGAATGAACGTCTAAGGCACAAAAACATTAGTGTCAACAAACTGGATGAAACACTAAGGGTTATGGGATACAAGATTATGGTAGTCCCTCGTGAGACAAAAGTCGAAAATGGGTTTGACATCAAGTGATGGGTGAAAAAAATGCGTTACTTCTTAGCTAGAGTGTCTAGTAAGGAGCAAAGCCTTGCAAGACAGCTTAAAATCGCACGAGATCGGTTCGACATCCCAGATGAGAATGTATTTTGTGATAAAATGACAGGCAGCAGCTTTGATCGCCCGCAATATAAACGATTGAAAGAGACTGTCAAGGCTGGGGATGAAGTCATCGTTAAGGAATTTGACCGATTCGGGCGTGACAAAGACGAAATGAAGCGAGAACTTCAATGGTTCAAAGAAAAAGGCGTGATTGTTCGCATTCTCGACATTCCGACCACGCTTATTGACTTCCAAGACCAGACATGGGTGCTAGAAATGGTAAACAACATCCTTATTGAGGTTTTGGGCGCAGTAGCTGAACAGGAGCGCAAGAAAACCAAGCAGCGTCAGGCAGAGGGTATAGCTGCCATGCCCATTGTTGATGGCAAAAGAGTGTCGGCGAGAACAGGCCGTAGCTTCGGCAGACAGGAAAAGCAAGTTGACGAGCAGCAGTTTGAAAGCCTATTAAAACAACAGCAAAAAGGCGAAATTACCGTGAAAGAGTGCTGCAAGCAGCTTGGTATTGGAAAATCTACTTGGTATGAACGTGTCGAAAGATACGCAAATAAAAATAGCGGCAGCCCAACCACAAGCCACCGCTAAGAGTACACCAAACTAGTCAAAACAGGAAAAAGAATGGTGCAACCACAGTATACCATTCTTTTCTCTAACAGGCAAGAGAAAAGGAGAACAATATGGAAAAGCAAAAACCGTTTTATTGGGATTTTATCAAAAAAGATGCAGATTTGACATTTCGCTCGGTTTTCGATTTTGTAAACTGCAAAGATTTCACTTCGTTTATGCTGGAATGCCAATCTAAGAGATGCAATGTTTTGTTTTATGATGAAAACATATTTTTTGATTTCAGGAAAGAAGGCCCTTCCGAAACATTTAAGCGGCAAATGAGAGTTGCTCTTCTTACATTTATTTTGGAAAGCATTCCCGCAATAGCAGAAGATTATCTTGCGTATTTTAAGAAATACGCTGGATGGAAGAGCGATAAAACGTTTACTCCTACCTTAATCGAAAAGAAGGAAAGACTTAACCGCGAAACGTGGCTTGATGAACAAGCAAATATTATGTGACCCGCCAGACATGGTATCGGATTGCTGAACAGAACAGGTGAAAGGAGCAAGATCCTATGGATAAGTGGAACAACAGAAACTCGTATGACTGGCTTGCAGGAGCGGTCGTTGGACTGCTTACCGGGTTCTTCATCGTGGTTGTGGTTGCGAGGTGCGTTCTGTGATACTTAGTGACAACATGAAGCACCTGATCGACACGCTAAACACCTATGAGCCTGACCTCCCGAATGGTTTTTATTCCGTAAAAGCCCTGCAAGACAAGCTGGACTTTACGGCGCAGTTCGTTCTTGAATCCCTTGCCAACGATGGGCTGATACGCTGGGGCGACACGCAGCACACAGCATTCTGGCTGTTGGAACGTGCGAGGAACTACAAGAAAATCCATAGGTTGGAAAAGATTGAACAGTGGAAAGAACGTGGGATAGGATTTGCTTGCGGCGTCCTGACCAGCGTTGTTGCAGGGCTGATTAGCATTGTGCTAGCTGGCGTTTTCAGTTGACGTTGTTCGCAACCTAGAATAAAAACCGAATATTTGATTTTTGTGCAGTTGTAGGCACTCTTTACATTTTCAGGTAGGGGGTGCCTATTTTTTTATGCAGCCAAAGCAGTGTATCGCCATCATCGACAGCATCAAAGCGTATGCAAAGCAGAATCCGACCGAAGCACAGGTCTACGAGGACTGGTTTCAGGCGGTGGTGAATCTAAGAGATGCCCTGCCGCAGGATAAGCGGTTCGATGCCTACAAATACTCTGGTGAGTTGCGCTCCGTATGTGCATCCATGATGGGCAAGATGAAAATAGGCGAGGACGTGGCGAAGGTCTATGATATTATCAGCCGAACGTACCTGTTTGAAGCAAAGGATGTGTTTGACAGCTATTGCATCTACCTCGAATGGAATCGTGCGCCTGAGAAGAAGTTCTATCAGCCACGCAGACGTATTCTCCACACGCTTGTTAATGACCTAGAGGATTTGTTTTTCCATCGTGTAGATTTCTTGGGAATTTCTATGGCTCCGAGAACAGGAAAATCAACTCTTTGTATATTTTTCATCACATGGCTGATGGGCAATCGTCCTGACGTTGCATCGGTTATGAGCGGACATTCCGACAAACTGACCAATGGCTTCTACGGCGAAGTGCTGTCCATCATCACCGACCCCGTTACCTACAACTGGGGCAAAATCTTCCCTGACGTTCAGCTTGTGGATAAGAGCGCAAAGGACGAAAGCGTTGACCTGAACCGAAAGAAGCGCTTCCCCACCCTAACTTGCCGCTCAATCGGCGGTACACTGACTGGTGCTGTTGAAATCGGCGAGGGCGGCGTTTTGTACAGCGATGACTTGATCGAGGACTTGGAGGAAAGCCTGAACGTTGAGCGTCTGAACAACAAGTACGACGCTTATTTGAACCAGCTGAAAGACCGCAAAAAGCAAGGCGCATTAGAGCTGATGGTCGGTACACGCTGGAACGTGCTTGACCCTCTTGGGCGCATTCAGAACCAGTATGCAGACAACCCGAAGTACCGATTCCGGGTGATTCCTGCGGTGGACGAGAATGGACACAGCAACTTCAATTATGACTATGGCGTTGGTTTTGACGATGCCTACTATGCAGATATGAAAGCCAGCATTGATGATGCAACATGGTGGGCAAAGTACATGGGCAAGCCCTATGTGCGTGAAGGTCTGCTGTTCCCTGCCGATGAACTGCGGTATTTCAACGGCGTTCTGCCTGATGGAGAACCTGATCGCAAGCTCATGGTCATGGATATTGCATGGGGTGGCGGTGACTTCACGGCTTGTCCTATCGCTTATGTGTATGGAGATGCTGTGTTCATCCCTGACCTTGTGTTCAATAACGGCGATAAGACCGTGACCAGACCGGAAGTCGTGGGCAAAATTATCCAGCACAAAATCAACGTGGTGCGTGGCGAAGCCAACAACGGCGGTGACGAATATTGTGACGTGGTAGACAGCCAGCTACGGCAGCAGGACTATCACTGCTCTGTCCGCAGCCAGCGTGCGCCCAGTGGACAAAGCAAGCTGTCAAGAATCATCCAGTATGCACCGGACATCAAACGATTCTATTTCCTTGACGAAAAACACCAGTCGAAAGAGTACAAGGCGTTTATGGAACAGGTGACGATGTTCACGCAGCTTGGCAAAGTTCCGCACGATGATGCACCGGATAGTCTGGCACAGCTTGCCGATGAATTGTATAACGGAATCAGTAAAATTGAGCCTATAAAAAGGCCATTTTGAAAAAAGTGGTAACGTATAATTTAATTTATTGACTTTATATCGTTGTTTTTGGTATAATGCATGTAAGGAGTTGGCTACTCCGGCATGATGCCTGCTACACGCTTTACGGCTCAGAGCTGAATGCTTTGCAGGCGTTCTCCTTTCTGCCCAGCAATGGTTTCCACGCTCTTTCCCGTTGCTGGGATATATAGGTTGCGTCCCGTGTTGGATGGGGTCTGGTTTACCCTTAAAATCTTGACTTCCAGAATAAGGCGGTTCAAATCCGTCACGCAGCACAACGATTCACTTTTGTTTTCATGGAAATTTTCCTTTTATAACCTCCAATCGTTATTCCCGGCTCTCGATGAAATGGTTTTTTGGACATTTTACCATTTCAAAGAGCAACGATGAATCAAGCCGGGTCTTTATGTTGCATTAGCTCAGTATGGCTAGAGCATTCGGCTCATAACCGGACATACATTGGTTCAAATCCATTATGCAGCACCAAAATTGCAGCTTACCCGTTTTACGTCTGTCTGACAACTGAATGTAAAGGCTGCAATGGTTTCTCTAGGCGGAGAATAGCACAGCTGGAAGTGCGAACAGTTTCCCAGCAGCTTCTGACAGGTCTGTGCTCAACAGCCTGTTTCCAGAAATCCAACGAAAGGAGCACAGATGAAAGCAAAAGTTAGATGCAAGCATCCCCGAAAGGACACAAACGGCAATCCGTGCGATTGCGGACGTTATCTTGGCGAAGTAGAAGGCGAGTTTTCTCTTCTATGCCCTCTTTGCCATTGGATTACAATTGGAGATTCCAACCTTTCAAAAGATACATGGGTCTCCGTACCAAAGTTTAAGAACTGAATAGCTTTTGAAGCGCAGTTGTAAGCGCAGTGAGATAGACCTTAACAGGTTTGTCTTGCTGCGCTTTTTATTTTGCCGGAAAGGAGGAACGCATGGCTGAGTATCAGATAGTCGTTGACGGTTTTTTGAATAAGCCGCTGACCGGACGTAGATCGATTGAAACGCCGGAGACGGAAATCAATCGGGCAAACGTGCTGAAAGTGGTCATGGGCAAGGCAGAGCCTATTCATCTGCTGAACAAGAACGAGATTCGCTTTCTGCACAACTACTACTTGGGTAGCCAGCCTGTCCTCCACCGCACGAAGGAGTACCACGCTGAAATCACCAACCGCATTGTGGAGAACCATGCCAATGAGTGCGTGGGTTTCTACACAGGCTACATGAGCGGCACTCCTTGCTCTTATGTGCGGTCTGAAACAGCAACAGGTGACGGTGAGGAAATCGCCCGCCTGTCCAATGCTTTGCAGTATGAGGGCAAGGATGCGCTTGATCGGCGGCTTTGGCAGTGGATGTTGGAGTGCGGACAGGGATATCGCATTGTTCTTCCTGACAAGGGGTACAACGGCAACTACCCGGACGAAACGCCCCTGCTGGTGGATGTTCCAAACCCGGATATGGCATATGTGATTTACAACTCCGGCATCGGGCACAAGCCTATCGCCAACGTGCTGCACATCCCACGCAATTATCAGGATGACCTAAACGACCTGATTTGCGTGTATACGCCAAACCAGTACTTTGAAATCGACAACGGCAAGGTCACGAAGTCGGAGAACCATTCTCTCGGAATGCTGCCGATGGTCGAATACAAGCTGAACCCGGAGCTGATGGGTCTGTTTGAACCGGCTATCCCTGTGTTGGATGCCATCAACGACCTTGAAAGCAACCGTCTGGACGGTGTAGCACAGTTCATCCAGTCCATCATGGTGTTTACCAACTGCCTTGTGGACGAAAACGCTCTAAAGCAGGTCAAGGAATTGGGCGCAATGTGCCTGAAATCCACTTCTGGCCTGCCCGCTTCTGTCTCGCAGATTGCAAACGAGCTTGACCAGCAGCAGAGTCAGACTTTGCTTGATTCCATGTTGAACGTGTACCGCAGTCTGACTGCCATGCCTAGTGCCACTGGTAGCGAGAATGCAACGTCCGATAACGTGGGCGCAGTTATTGTCCGCAACGGCTGGAATCACACAGAAGCAAGAGCACAGCAGTACGAAAATATGTTCAAGTATGCTGAGCGTCAGAGCCTGTCTGTGATGCTCAAAATCCTGCGTGACACGGCTGGTTCTAAGCTGATGGCAAGTGACATCAACATCAAACTGCCCCGCCGCCAGTACGACAACCAGCAGAGCAAGGTTCAGATTTTCGCACAGATTATTCAGCAGCCGATTGACCCGCAGTTGGCGTTCACTATGCCCGGTCTGTTCCCTGACCCGCAGGCTGCTTACGAAATGAGCAAGCCTTTCCTGATTGCCGCTGGCAAGCTGGGCGAGGATGGGAAGGCACCGAAGCCGCAGGAACAACCTAAACAGAATGTTACTGACATAAATGCCGGGAACATAGCAGATGAACAGTCTGCCGATACCAATAAAGAAACAGAGGGCGAATAACCCTTTGCATATTCCGGCAGGGAAGCCGGGATACAAATTTCGCAGCGTTGCAGGGAAGCAACGGAAAAAAAACGCAGGAGGAAATTAACGATATGAAACTCAATGTGTTGCTTGGTGATGCCTACAAAGAGGGCATGACCGCCGATGAAATCATTTCTGCGCTTGAAAAGGTTGCAGACCCTAGCGCAGAGGTCGAGAAGCTACGTAACGCCGTGACGAAAGCCAACGGCGAAGCTGCCGAGTACAAGAAGCAGCTCAAGGCCAAGCGTACCGATGACGAGAATGCCGCACAGGAACAGGCTGACAAGTTGGCAGAGATGCAGAAGCAGATTGAAGCCCTGACTGCCGACAAGGAGAACCTCGTCAAGGAAAGAACCCTTGCATCTTACCGTGAGAAGTTCGTTGCACAGGGTTATGACGCTGAACTTGCTAACAAGGCTGCATCTGCACTGGCTGACGGTGACATGGACAAGGTGTTTAAGTTCCAGTCGGAGTTTATGACCGCTCACGACACTGCATACAAGGCTTCTCTGCTGAAGGATATGCCCACACCTCCGGGTGCGGATGGAAAGGGCGGCTCTGACAGCGAAGGTGTGGCGTTTGCTAAGAGCCTTGCACAGCAGAACGCAAATACCTCTAAGGCATCGAGTGACGCAATGAGTGCTTTCCATTAACAAGGAGGAAAACATGAAGTTTACCCGAAACACGGTCAACGGAATCAACGATACCATCCTTGCTTCCAATGACTACACCGCCATCCCCTTTACCGTGACCGAAACTGCTGCGGTTAAGGCTGGCTACCCCATGACGCTGGCTGGCAAGAAAGCTGTTGCTGCTGGCGAGACTGGTTCTAAGACCATCAACGCTGATGGCATTCTGCTGTATGACGTTGACCCGGCAGAGAACCCCAACGCTGCCCTGCTGATTCGTGGTGTTATCGACACCAAGAAGGCAGCGGCAAGTTCCAGCTTCACCTTTGACGCTGACGCAATCAAGGCACTCAAGACCTCCGTCCCCGGCATTTTCTGCCGTGACAACATCAGCGTGAACGCTTAATAGGAGGTAAAACAACATGGCACTGAATCTTAAGGAAGTCTTTGCCCCGGCTGCGATTGCCGCCTATTGGACGAACGACCCCACCAACGCGATGCCCTTTGCATCTGACGCACTGTTCCCCGCAAAGAAGAAGGCTGGCCTTGACCTGAAGTGGCTGCGTGGTCACAAGGGCGTTGGCGTTTCCCTGATGCCCAGCGCATTTGACGCAAAGGCTACGTTCCGCACCCGCGAGGGCTTCAAGTTCGATGAGACCGAGATGCCGTTCTTCCGTGAGGGCTACCATCTGGGTGAGAAAGACCGTCAGGAAATCCTGCGTGTTCTGGACAGCAACGACCCCTATGCTCGTGACGTGATGAACCGCCTGTACGATGACACCGCACAGCTTATCACTGGCGCGCGCATCGTGCCTGAGCGCATGATCTGGCAGCTGCTGGCTCCCGTCAATGGCGTTCCTGGCATCACCATCAAGGCAAACGGCGTGAACTACACCTACAACTACGACCCGGACGGCACTTGGAAGTCCACCAACTACAAGGAAGTCTCTGTCACAAAGTCTAAGTGGAACGTCGCCACTGCCACCCCCATTGCCGACCTGAATGCCGCAAAGGACGCTGTTCTGGCAAGCGTGGGCGAGGTCGTGACTGAGGTGTACATGAACACTGCTACCTTCCGCAACATGATTGCTGCGGACGAGGTGAAAAATCGGTTCATGACCGTCACCGCAAAGGCAAACGCCGTTCTGCTGGACAGCGAAGCACGGCAGATTATCGAATCTGCAACCGGTCTGAAGATTCATCTGTACGACAAGATGTTTAAGGCGGACAAGTACAGCGCAAGCGAGAAGTATCTGCCCGATGGCATGGTGGTGGTTGCTCCTTCCGGCGCTCTGGGCAGCACTTGGTACGGCACTACTCCTGAAGAAGCCGACCTGCTGTCTGGTCAGTCTGGCGCATCCGTGTCCATCGTGAACACCGGCGTTGCCATCACCACCGAGCTGACCGTTCACCCGGTCAACGCCAACGTCTATGCTTCTGAGATTGTCCTGCCGTCCTTTGAGCGCATGGACGCTGTGTACTGCATCAAGGCTTACTAAGGCGAACGGAGGAAAGCAGCATGGGAGATCAGTATTCCGAAGCGACAGTCAAACTGGGACAGTACATTGCCCCTGCACTTAACCGTGAAATCACGGACGAGGACTACCCACTCTTCGACCTGCTGCTTGATTTTGCCAAAGACAAGATATTTGCACAGGGCTACCCTTTCGGCAACAGGCCAGACGAGTTGCCCTCGCAGTATCAGTCGTTGCAGATACGCATTGCAGCGGAACTGTACAACCACATCGGCGCAAACGGACAGACGAGCTATACCAACAATGGCATTACTCGTGTGTGGGAAAGTTCCGATGTGGCACAGTCCCTGTTGAATGAAGTGGTTCCGAGAGTAGGTGTTATCGGCTGATGTTCAATGGAAGCCCGCTGGACAAACGCCCGCTGTGGTATTCAAACCCGGTTGGCGAGAAAACGTCTGTCGTGGACAAACAGGGAAACGAGACTGGCGAATCCGCATACGAATCGTGGAGCGAACCCGCAAAGCTGATGCTGAACGTCAGCCCGCCTACTGGTTCTGCGGAAGCAAACCCTTTTGGAGCGTTTACGGATTACAGCTACGTTGTCAGTTCGTCCAGCAAAAAGCGCAACACACCGCTTTATGAAGGTACGCACGTCTGGTTTCAGACGGACGTTTCAAAGCCCTTTAATTACATTGTGGTCAAGGTCGCAGAGCATATTACAGACACGAAGTATGCTCTGAAAGAGGTGGCTACAAGTGAAAATTAAAGTGAGGTTGAGCGATGCCGGACTTCGTGATGCGGAACGTCAGATACAGGAGTACAAGACCACCCTGAACAAAAAGGCACAAGAGTTTGCAAAGGCGCTAGCGCAAAAAGGCATTGATGTTGCGACCGTGCGGTTTGCTAACGCACAGTATGCTGGCGACAATGACGTAACAGTTGAGCACGACCCGGTACAAACGCCAAATGGCTTTGCAATCGTAGCGCACGGAAAGGCAGTTGCGTTCATCGAGTTTGGCACTGGCGCACATCACAACGGATACGGCGGTGAACTACCTCCCGGTGTTGGTGCGCATGGCTCCTACGGCAAAGGGCAAGGTGCAAACCGCAGGTGGTACTACTACGGCGAATCCGGCAATGCTGGCACACCTGTTAAGCAGGTGGATGGTAAAGGCCAGTTGAATTACACCGATGGCAACGAGCCAGCTATGGCTATGTGGGGAGCTGTTGAGGAAATGGCTTCTCAGGTCGAAGCAACGTGGAGGGAGGTTTGGAATAGTTGATCGATTATTTCAATTCTATTTTCACGACCGTTGCTAAGGAACTGCGAAAGCAAGTGCCCGGTATCTTCGTCACTGGCGAAATCAATGACAGCAACGTCAAGAAGTTTCCGTGTGTGCAGATAGAGGAAAACAGCAATCTTCCTGTACACATTGATTCTGCTGGTCACAGCAAGTACACTGCCGTTTCCCTGCGTGTGCGGGTCTACTCTAACAAGAACACCGGGCGCATTGCAGAAGCACGTTCCATTGTTGGCATCGTGGATTCCATTCTCGAACCAATGAAATTTTATCGCAAGTCGTTTGCCCCGTTGAATGGGCTGTACAACAATTCCGTCTATCGGATTGATTGCAGCTACGGGGCAACAATCGGAGAGGACGGAATGATTTACCGAAACTAAGGAGGTAAACATTCTATGAGTACTGCTATCTCCGGCCTGAATACCACTCTGTATTGTGGCGACAGCGCAACCGCTCTGACGAAGCTGTGCGACATCAAGGATGTGCCCGACCTGATCTCCGAGCCTAACCTTCTGGACGCCACCACCCTGTCTGACCCTATGCAGGTCAACATTTTTGGCATCATCCAGAGCGACGCCAAACCTTTCACCGCCAACTACAACAAGGCTGACTATACGAAAGTCAAGGCAGCTGGATACGATGAGACTTCCGATAGTAACGCCGTGAAGTATTACGCCCTGAAGATGCAGGACGGTTCCGGCTTCACTTGGCAGGGTATGCATCAGGTTGGCTTGTCCGGCTTTGGCGTGGACGAGGTCGTGGAAATGACCATCAACTGCATCTTCACCAAGAAGCCTGAGTTCAGCGAAACCCTGACTGTCACTGGCGGCTAAACCGCAAAAATCGAATCAATCAAACCGGGCAGAACTGAACAACGGATTTGGTTCTGCCCCTATTTATAAAGGAGAGCATTTATTATGGCTGCTAAGGTTATCAACTTTCATTCCCCTGATGGCAAGAATACTTACGAGCTGACTTTTACCCGTGACAGCGCGGAAGCCACCGAACGTGCAGGTTTTCAGATTGGCCAGTACACCCAGATGACCAATCTGCTGTCCAACTCTCGCGCTCTGTTCTACGGTGCTTTCATTGCACGGAACAAGGGCATCAAGCGCAAGGTCGTGGACGAGATGTTTCAGCACATCGAGGAGAAGGAAGATCTGATGGGCATTCTGCTTGAGATGTTTATGGACGCTTCCAAGTCTCTGCTGGCAACTGATACTGAGGACAAGACCGCAAAAAACGCAACGTGGGAGATTGCGTAACCGCACAATCTCAAGAAACAGACAGAGAGAGAGAGCCATTCTCCTTCTCCAAGCTGTTCCACGATGTAGAAGCCTATTACATCTCCATCGGTATGACCTACGACCAGTTCTGGTACGGCGATGTCTGGCTGGCGAAGGTCTACCGTGACGCAGAGGAGCTGCGGGAGCGCAGAGCCAACGCAGAAGCGTGGAGAAACGGCTTTTACATGGCATCTGCGCTTTCCTCTACAGTTGGCAATATGTTCCGCAAGAAAGGGTCTAAGCCCATCAAGTACATGGATAGACCGATTCCCCTTACCCAAAAGGAGAAAGACGAGTATGAATACCAACGCGCAGTTGAGGCGCAGGAGCGAATCAAGAGAATGATGTTCTCTATGATGGAAAGTGATGGTGGTAGTGATGGCTGATGTTGATATTACGAGCTTATCCGTAGAGATTTCTGCGGAATCGCAGGGCGCAGAGCTTAATATCGACAAGCTCACTACCGCCATTTCTAATTTGCGGACAAAGGGCAATGTCACAAAGGTTGTGAACAGCCTTGATAAGCTGGCTAGTTCCATTGCAACGCTGAAACAGGCATCCGCTGGAATGTCCGGGCTGAACAAAATTACCAGCTTTTTGAATGGGCTTTCCAACGTCAACACGACCGCAAGCGCAAAGAGCATCAACACGGTCGTGAACGCAATCAAGAAGATTCCTGCGGCTGTGTCGGGCTTGAACGGCGTGGACTTTTACTCCATGTCTGGAAGCATTACTCAGCTCACTAACGCTTTGGCTCCGTTGTCTATTCTGGACGCATCGAACCTTAAAGCTCTTGGAAGCGCTTTCAATGCGATCGGAAAAGTTCCTGACCTGACCGACAAGCTGAAAGCGACAGACCTTGATTCTTTTGCAAACTCTTGTCAGAAGATTTCTGCTGCTCTTACTCCCCTTGCGTCTCAGCTTGACAAGGTGGGCAACGCTTTTGCAAAGCTCCCGCCACAGTTGAGCAAGGTTGTGACGCAGGCAAACCGTGTTACCGCTGCCAACGAAAAGCAGCGCAAGAGCTATCTCAGCCTGTCCAATCAGATGAACGGCTTTATGCGGAACATGGCAAAGCTGGTTTCGTTGAAAGCTATCGCTGAGTATCTTGGCAACGCTGTTGCAAAGTTTAATGACTTCTATGAAGCAACAGACTTGTTCCATAATGCTATGGGTAATCTGAGCGGTGAAGCCGATACGCTCATTAGCAAGATGCAGGGCTTGCTTGGCGTTGACCCGACCAAAGCGATGACCTACATGGCTACTATCCAGAGCTTGGGTACTTCGTTTGGTCTGGCCAGCGACAAAGCATACATTCTGTCTAAGAACCTGACCCAGCTTGCCTATGGCGAAGGTTCCTATTGGAACAAGGACGTTGCAGAAACCTTTACCGCAATGTCTTCCGCAATCTCTGGCGAGATTGAGCCTATTCGCCGTTTGGGCATTGACCTGTCTCAGGCACGGTTACAGCAGGAACTTCTTGCTTTGGGCTTTAACAAGCAGGTTTCTAGCTTGTCTCAGGCAGATAAGGCGGTTCTGCGTTACATTGCCATTATGAAGCAGACTGCCAACGTGCAGGGCAACCTTGCACAGACCATCCAAAGCCCTGCGAACCAAATTAAAATTCTGAAAGCGCAGTTGGATATGCTGGCGAAGTCTGTTGGCTCTTTGCTCTACCCTGCCATGAAATCTATTCTTCCCCCGCTGATTGCCGCCGTTCAGCTCATTCGGGAGTTCGTTCAGTGGGTGGCAAAGCTGATGGGCGTGAAGGTCGTGTTCACCGATTTCACTAAGAGTGCTGGCAGCGTTGGCAACATCGGTGACGCAATGGATGACACGGCTGATTCGACCAAGAAAGCCGCCAAAGCCCTCAAGGACTATACGATGGGTTTTGATGAACTGAACATCATTGATCCCACGCAGGAAAGCTCCGGTTCTGGCAGCGGCGCATCTGCTGGCAACATCTTGGGCGATGTAGACTTGTCCGGCTACGATATGTTCAAGAACTATGTTGGCAACGCTGTGGATGAAATCAAGGAAAAGCTACGCAAACTTGCTCCTATTGTTGCTGCTATCGGCGCCGGTTTTGCCGCATGGGCTATCGGGAATGCGCTCCTTACTGCGTTGAAAGACACTCATGATTGGGCATACAAGCTCGGGAAAATCGTTGGTGGTCTTAATCCAGAGCTACTTCTAGTAGCCGGGACGGTCGCCCTTATCGTTGGTCGATTTGTTCAACTTTATCAAAATAGCGAAAATTTCCGGCAAGGTTTGACCCGTATCAAGGATTTGATTTACCTTGCGGGTCTTGGGTTTACGCAAGGCTGGAACATCTCTTTGACTGATGGGAAACTTGGCGAGTCTATCAAATGGCTAAAAGAAGCTCTTTCTAATCTCGGTCAAGCGATTTGGAATTTGATTCCTGAGGAATGGCAGGGGAAAATCTCTACTGCATTCGAGACAATTCAAAAAGTCGTCAAAGACCTTGACCTCGATTTGGGCGATTTGGTCATGACGCTTATCGGAATCGGTTTGACTATTAGCGGGCATCCCGTTGCTGGCCTTGCAGTTCTTGGTTTCGAAGCCGTCTCTGTCGCCGTGCGTGGTCTTGGCAGTGAAAGCGAAGCAGAAGCATTTCAGTTGAAATCTGATTGGCACGATGCTTTCGTGAATTTCGGCACGATTGCGGCCGAAACAGTAGCAGACATCATAACTGCTCTCGGAAATCTTATCAATGATTTTGCGATTCTTATCGGATGGATTCAAAATGGCGTTTCTGAAACGGAAATGCTCGACATCCAGATGAATGGAAATTTTCTTGAAGGTGCAATCGCGTCTCTTGCGCAAGTTATCCACGACATGGGCGTGTTCATTGGATGGATTATTAAAGGCGTAGACGAATCAGATCGCCTTGCCATCGCCGCCAATGGAAACTTTGCGGAAAAATTTGTTCTCTTGATTGCTGATGTAATCAATGGAATCAAAGACGCTGTAACGTGGTTCGGGAAACTGATTGATAAAGTTTCTAAGTTTAACCCGTTAAGCGTTGGCAAAAACATTATTGATGGCATCACGAAGGGCATTACAGGAAACACCAATGTTTCAAACGACGCGGCTAAACAGCTCACGGATGGAATTAAGAAAACTGCTCAAGATGAGCTTGATATTCACTCCCCGTCTAAGTGGTTCGAGCAAATCGGTGTTTATGTCGACCAGGGCCTTGCAAACGGTATCACCGCTGCTCAAGGCTATGTTGACGAGGCCATGCAGGGGCTTATCAATGGCGTGACCAATGCCGGAAACCAGTTCATCGAAAAGGGCAAGCAGACTGGCATTGGCTTTGTAAACAACCTTGACCAGACTCTCACTAGCGCTTGGCAGCAGCTCGATACCAATTTGCAGAATGATTTTTTTGGAACCATTCAGAACCTTTGGGAAGCAGCTCAGAGCGGCGATGTGAAAACCATCGGTACGACGATTGCTGCCGTGTTGTGGCACGCAATGGGCGAAGAACAGCGCACTCAAATCAAGACTATCGCAACCAGCATGATTACCGACTTGAGTACGCAACTGACCAATGCGTTGTCTACGTTGTCCGCACAGGCGTATCAGATTGGCGGCGAGCTTCTGAACGGCATTACCTCGAAATTCGGCGAGATTGTATCTACTTCCAAGCGTCTCGGAAATTCTTTGAAGCAGACGTTTACTGCAATTCAAGGCCCAATGAGTTCCACCGCAAAAACGATTAGCGGGCTGCTCTCTAAGGGATTGGCAAGTGCATTCCCGTCTATCTATGCATCCATGGGCACGTTGATTGGAACCATCGGTACATCGTTCGTGGCAATGCTTAACGCCATTGGCGCGGCTTTGTCTGCCACCATTTTCGGCATTCCCGCTGGACTGGTTGCTCTGGGTGCTGCGGCTGTCCTGGCTGCTTCCATTGCCAGCATCGCTGGTGGCATGGGCGGCAAAAAGAGCTCTTCCAGTAGCTCCTATGGCTCTACTGGCTACGATGAATCCGATTTGGGGCAGATTGATTATAGCCACGTTCCCGGAACGTCTCAATACAACGATGCAAACAGCGGATTGCAGAGCAGCTACACTGCAAGTGCAACGCAACAGCTTAGTGCATCGGAAATCAGAGACGCTGTGTACAACGGCGCTTATAACGCTCTGCTTGATTACAAACAGCGGTACGGAAGCGAGGATAAAGACAATATCCTTAAAGTCTATCTCGATGGCAAACAGCTTACCGCAACCGTTGAAAAGCGTAAAAACGAACGTGGCCGTTCTATTATGGGCACCGAAGCTTATAGCTATTAAGGAGGTGAACCGCTTTGGCGATTCCAGCACTCATTACGATTGATGGCCGAGAAATGCCGGAGCCATCCTCTTATGAAGCGACAACCAGCACTATTGTGGATTCTGGCCGTAACGTTCAGGGCAAGGTGGTCGGCTCCGTTGTTCGGCATGACGTAGCAAAGATTTCCGTAAAATGGAACTATCTTACTGCCGAACAATGGGCCGCTGCCATTGGCCCGTTTACCACGAAGTTTTATTGTTCTGTTCGATTTCTAAACCAGGCCACCAATGCGTATGAAACACGGCAGATGTACGTTTCCGATCGAACGGCTGGTATGTGGCGCAGAAGTCCAACAACAGGCAGGGTTATGGGTTGGACTGGATGTGCGTTATCGCTTGTGCAAGTGTAGTGGAGGTTTGACGTATGGAGCATCCATCTCAAGCATGGCTTGGCAAGTTCAACGACACTCTTGTGCCGGAAGAGTTTGTTGAGATTTCTTACAATAGCACCGAACCAGGCGTTCAAGAGGATGCCACCGCAAGCGCAACTGCACAGGTTCCTTTTGGTAATATCGAAAATACCACGAAGGAACCTGACCGTGTATTGACGAAATATGCAACAGGGGAAACAAATCTGCATGTTCTGGACGGCAGTTTCAGATTGTTGCCGGATTCTGTCCCCTACGCAGATGCCGGTTTTATCAGTCAGACGCTCGTGAGCGATTCCAGCCACCCGCGCATTATTCTTTCGTTCGGCAGCGTGCACACACGCGCCGTTCCTGGCTTGACGGTCGTTTGGTCGTCCATGATGAACGAATGGGCAGCTAAATTCAAGCTCACGGCTTATAAGGGAACCGCCGTTGTGAGTACCATCACTGTATCGAACAACAGAAGTGTTTATTCTGAGACCGAATGGGAAATTTACGGTTACGACTCCATTGCCATTGACATTCTGGAATGGAGCATTCCAAATCGTCGTGCTCGCATTGAATGGATCATGGTCGGCCTTCACAAGGTATATAGCAAAAAAGACCTTGTTTCGTACACGCACACATCCAGCCGAGACCCGATCTCGGCGCAGCTTCCTAAAGACAGCATCGAATTCTCTTTGGACAACAGCCAAAAAACGTGGGATGCTATCAACCCTCGCGGCATGTTTCGATATCTGTATGAACGGCAGGAAGTGGACGTCCGTTATGGCATGGATGTGGATGGAGAAACGCAATGGATTAATGGCGGCAAATTCTATCTTTCGGAATGGAGCGTCCCTTCTAATGGCCTGGAAGCGTCTTTCACGGCTCGTGATGCCCTTGAGTTCATGATGACCTCAAACTACACGGGTCGAAAGACGGGCACGCTTTATCAGATGTGCTACGACGCACTGGAGACGTTGCCCTCTAATGTTCCTTCGTTCTACATTTCCGAAGAGCTAAAAGAATACAGCACCGATATTTCTTCCGAAAAAACTTCGTACAAGAACTCAGACATCCTGCAATTGGCCGCAAACGCAGCGGGTATGGCTTTGTACCAGACGCGAGATGGTCACATTCGTATCGAGCGAGTCAACTTGACCGCAGAAGAGGGAACTGAAGTATACGAGATTCCAGTTATCAATAACTTCCAGTGGCCTGAAATCTCTTTTGCGTCCCGCGTCAAGAATGTGTCTTGCAACGTTAATGGCAAAGAGCATCTGTACCCGGAAGGCTCTAACGCGGAAGGCGTCACCCAGACCGTCAGCAACGAGCTGCTGACCGAAGCAATGCTTGTCAAGAGCAAAAACTCCATCACTGAAGCTTATGCTATGCTAGCAAACCGCAAAAAGGTCGAACTTGAGTATCGCGCCAGCCCGCACATCGATGCATTTGACCACGTAAAATTCAATCACAACTTTGGCTACGCATCCAGCGTCTTCGTAACGGAAAGCAAATACCAGTATACGGGCTGTTTCAAAGGCACGATTTCCGGCTATGTCCTGGCAGACGTTTCGTCCGTGTCTTTGTCCTCGTCTTCTCTGTCGTTGATTTACAATGAGCCAAAGGTGTTGACCGCAGAACTTCTGCCTTATGACCCCGACTTGCCTACTGTCAGCTGGCGCGCTTCGCCGGAAGGAATCGTCACGCTTCGCGTTCTTACAAACGAATCCGGCAAATCCACCTGTGAGGTCAAGTACAATCGCAAGGGAAATGCTACCGTTTCGGCATACGTTGGCTCTGTCAGCTCGTCAATCCCGGTCGTCAACAACTCTCCTTCTTTGTACTTGAGCACACGCGCTCTTGGCGTTCGTTGGGGCGCTCCGCAGGATATCACCGCAACGTTTGTACCTAATAACTACGGGGCTCCTGAAATCAACTGGTCTGCGTCTCCTTCTGACGTTGTTCGGCTGGATATCGTAGCCAAGAGCAACGGTTCTTCGACCTGTCGCGTGACCTGGCTCAAAAAAGGTAGCGCAACAATTACCGTTACCGCTGCTGAGGAAAAATCAACCTGTTCTGTCGTTGCAAGCCCTGCTACAATTGGCTCTCTTCCCATCGGAACAACACTTTATATCAAAGAAAGCAATCAAAGAACCGCATTTGTTCTTGCAAAGCATGATTATGAAGAAGCTTCTTCTAAGTGGCCAACATTCCCCGGAAACGGAAAAGGCCTTTCTTTGCTCGCTCGTTCTTCCAAGACTGTACTTTCGCATGTGTGGAGCACCGAAAGTGCTTCCTATGATAGTCGTTTTACCAATATATATTCCGGTAGCACTATTGACAAGTGGTTGAACGGCGAATATTTCAGAACGCTTGACTCTAGTATTTCCAGTAAAATCAAGAATACAAACATCCGAGTTTCTCCCGGTCCTCAGACTTATAAAGACGATGACGGCAATTCTCATACGACTGATGGCTCTGCGGTCACTTGGATATCTCGCAAAGTTTTTCTCTTGTCTGCAACAGAACTTGGCATGAGCTCTAACGTTTCTGGCATTACTAAGGAGGGCACGGCTTTGCCGAATTGCAGTGAAATGCTTTACAACATTATCGGAAGTTCTAATTATGCATGGACTCGCTCAAGATGTTTTGATGCAACGCCATTCGCTTATCCGGAATTTTTCAAGTATAACAATTCTGCTGTTGTTTCTTCGTCCAAGTCTAATAATAGCTATTATACATATACGACAATTTCTGATGTCACAAAAAAGTATCCTGTTCTCCCGGCATTTACTCTTCCAGCCACATTGGAAGTTGATGTTAATGGAAACGTTCTTACTTAACAAGGAGACTTTATGGCAACATGGATTACAGACCGAACGCAGGCAGACGTTGACCGCGTGAACGAACTGCACGATAAAGCCAACGTTGGAACGTGGACGGAAGAAGAGCGGATAGAATGGGCAGCTGGCATGAAAGGTGCGTTGAGCTACATGGACTACAACCGCATCGAAAGTGGTGTGTCCGAGCTTGCCGCTACACTTGGCGCGTCTGTTTCTATCAAAACGAACTGGACGGTGGAAGGATACATGACCACAAGCGACGCAAATCGCTGGCTATCGAACGTATCCAACATTCGGGCCAAGTGCAGCGGCCCCGGTGGTCTGCCAAGCACTCCAACCAGCATGGATAAGTTGGCATACAAGACCATGAATGAAATCGAAGAAATTTTGGCCAAGATAGAGCGAATCGCAAACGATCATTTGCTTTACTGCGACGAGCCAATCTGTGGAGGTGAACCTTACTATGGTATTTGTTGACCGCAAGGCAAAGTACCCAGGCCGATGGACAATGAAAAAATCTGACGGCACATCGGAAGTTGTCACGTTGGTTCGCAATGATGAACCTGAGGTTGAAGGCACTCCGATGAACGCGGAGACGCTGAATACTTTAAGTGACGTTGCGGGCGCGGATGTTGCGCGTATACAGGCGGAAACTGCCGCAAAGAAGTCGGAGGAAGACCGTAAGAAAGCGGAAGCTGCCGCAGGAAACGCCGTCAACGACGCAACAAAGCTTATCAAAGGCTACACAGACAGCGCTCTCGCCAGCAAAGAAGCTGCCGAGAAAAGTCGGATTGATGCCAACACATCCCGCGAACAAGCTCAAAAAGCGCAGAAAGCTGCAGAGGACGCCGCAGAACTGGCTGGCTCAAGAGCTGGAACAGATAAGACCTTAAGTAAAGAAAACGCTCCAGCAGATGCAAAGGCTGTTGGGGACGCGCTAGACATCAATAAGCTTATTGAAGCCTTAGATGTAGAAAACAATATCCCTAAAGATTCAGATTACTTTGTTGGACAGCATGTTAATGGCGAAAACGAGTCTGCTGTGAGTTATCGCCGCAAGCCACTGAGCGCTCTCTGGAACTGGATTAAAGCGAAACTTGGAAGCGCTGCGTTCAAAGCAACTCGGACGCTGACGAGTGTAGGACCAAGTGGCTGGAAAGATGCTGCAACCGACCAGCAGTATGTGCCGGATATGGGTTTTATGGCCTATTGGAATGGCGCATACAGCGGAACTTCGTCGAATCTGGCGTACTGTAACCAAGGTGCATTTGGAAGTATGATCAAAGTGGCGGCACGAAAGAATCACAATACAAGTGATACGTGGATTCCAGTCTGGTCAAACGACAATTTGGACTACATCCTGAAAAGCGAGTTGAACGTGAAGTACGCTAATGGCGCAGGCAACGTGAACGGTTTTACCTTTGGTGCACAATCAAGCGACCCCGGTGCGAACTCTAGCTTGACGACCAATAAAGTTCTGTTTGTCTACGAATAAGTTCAAAATGGAGGATGACATGGACGAGAAGACGATCGCGCCGGGCTACGAAGTGCCCGTATTGGACGAAGAGAAGAACGACAACTATGCTGCGGTGGAAGCGGCGGTGAACGAGCACAACCAAACCGCACAGCCGGGCGAGAAATACTGGGGCATCTCCCTCGAAAACGAGAAGTACACCGTATACGAGTACGGCAAAGTGCCCACCCCGCCCACCGAGGAAGAGCAGATGGAAACGCTGCGGGCAAAGAAGCTGGAGGAAGCTTCCGACGCCTGCGAAGCAGTCATTACGAGCGGCATCGACGTGCTGTTTGGCGACGGCAGGCAGGAGCATTTCTCGCTGGAAGTGCCTGATCAATCCAACATTGACAGTATTTTCAGCGCGGTGGTGCTTGGTGCCACGGCCTATCCTTACCACGCAGACGGAAAGCAGTGCAAGCTGTACTCCGCCGCCGACATCGTGACGCTGTACACGGCAAAGCAGAGCACCATCACCCAGCAGACCACCTACAACAACGCTTTGCGGCAGTGGATCGGCCGGGAGACGAGCCTTGAGGTGCTGAAGGGCATCTTCTATGGCGTGGAGCTGCCGGAGGACCTGAAAGCCGAGGTGGCGGACATCCTGCAGAAGGCAAAAGAGCAGGTGGAGGTCATTGCAAAGAAGCTGGAGCCCTCTCAAGCTCGCTGACGCTCGCCAGCTCTCCCAAAGGGCGAGCCCTTGGCAAAGAGGAAAGGCTTGTGCGAAAAATTCAAAATGGAGCAATGGAGCGATGAAACGGGAATTTGTGAAACTATCCATCTTAGCGGCGCTGGGCGGGTTGCTCTACATGGGAGTGGAGCTGCTCTGGCGGGACCGCACCCACTGGACCATGGGCATCGTGGGCGGGGTATGCTTTGTGCTCATCGGGGGCTTAAACAACTACCTGCCCTGGGAAATGCCCATCTGGAAGCAGGCGCTCTGCGGCAGCGCCCTGGTGACCTCCGTGGAGCTGGTGGCGGGGATCATCCTGAATTTATATCTGGGCCTCGGCATC